TCATTCTTTTTCATCAAATAGTTTATCAAAATGAGAACTTGCTCGTTGGTCAGTTTCTTGTAAAAGGTGGCCATAAGTATTCATTGTCGTTGTAATATTAGAATGCCCTAATCTCGATTGAATGACTTTAGGATGTTCTCCAGCATGAATTAATAAAGTTGCTGAAGTATGTCTTAAATCATGAAAACGAATTTTAGGTAAATCCGGATTCCTTTTCATAAAGCGATCCCACCATTGGCTAATTGAATCAGGACGATATGGCTTACCGAACTCATTTGAAAACAGAAAAATATGCTCGTTCCATTCTCGTTCCTCACCAGCTTCTTCTAATTGATATTTTTTAACTGCAGCAAGCGTAACTAAATCGTTCATTATATTTGTAGGTATAGTTACCACACGTTTTCGTTTCCCCTTAGTCTCTTTTACAATAATTCCTTCTCCAGTTAAATTAACTAATGCTTGTTCAATTAATAATGTATTATTTTCAATATTTAAGTGTTTTTCTTCAATTGCTACTAGTTCGCCTTGGCGCGCAGCACTAACTACTGCAAGTTCTACTAATAATCTTTTTTCAGCATTTTCACGATTATGTAATCGTTCAAACAATAATTTAACTTGTTCTGCACTATAGGCTTTGCCTTCTTCATATTTAAGTTTAGGTAGCTTTACATTTTTGCAAGGACTTTCTTCTATTAAGTTCCACTGGACAGCAACATTCATAATACTAGCGAAAGCTTTGTAAATATTATGGACTGTTGAAGGGGCAAGTTCACCTTCTTGTTCATCTAGCCTACGTTTCTTCTTCTGTAAATCTCCAACGAAGAAAACCACATCTACTTTTTTTATATCCTTTAATTTCATATCACCGAAAATAGGAAGGATGCGTTTTTCTAAGTGAGTGCAGTTATCATGAAGTGATCTTGCACTATAATGTTGTTTTGCATAATTATCTTTCCATCGCGGATAAAGATTGTTTAATGTTATTGAATCTATATTACTAAAATAGACATCTTTACTTTGTTTCATTTCTTCTTCGAACAGTATTAGGAGACGAATCGCTTCTTTTTCGCTTTTAACCTCAACAACCTTTGTTTTACGAATTCTTCGTTTGCCACGGTAACCAAGATCAGCAATTAGTTTGAATTTGTTTTTATCAATTTTTTTAACGTACCCCACAATAATTACTCCCTTCATGTAGACTATAATCACCAAAAAAATGGTTATTAAGATAGTGGCTTAATCTTTTCCTTGCAAATTCATAATCTACATTAAATAATAGTTGAATCTTATTAATAGCTTTTTCTTCATTTACAGGTAGTTGAATCTGGTTAAGCATATATGTAGGTACACATGCATGTAAGGCAAAGTTATTTGCTTTCCATTCCTGGTACTCTCTAAACAAAGGATGAGTTTTTGTTTGATTGCCAGAATGCGAGATTGCATGACCTAATTCATGACAAAAATCTTGCCACTGCTCCTGTTCAGATAATCGTGAATCTATATAGATTATGTTGTCGTAACTTACTGAATCAAAAGGTAAGTAAAGGACAGTAAAACCAAGATTAGGACCAATTATCCTTGGATCTAATTGATTTGGGTTAGTCACGCCAATATTAGTGAACAGGTCTCGAATGTAATCTTCTAAATGAGTATAAACAAAATTCATAACATCCCTCTTTTGCAAACATATGTTCTTTTTATGTTAACAAAAAAATTCACCACTGAAAAGGCGAATTTTTAAATGTTTGGAAAGTCTACATAATAATGTAAAATTACTTCTTATTTTCTTGTTGCTTTTTCCATACTTCATAATAAACTTCGAATTGCTCTAAAGCATCAAGTAAATTTTCTGGTTGGTTTTTGAAAAACAAATTCTCTCTAGTTAAAAAGAAATCAATAACCTCTTTTTGGTATGCACTTAAATTGTTGTACGCCTCATCTGAAATGCCAGCTTGTGTATGTAAGGCATTCTTGTTATCAGTTCTACCTAGTAGATAATCTATAGATACATCATAAAAGTCAGCTAATTTACTTAAAGTTTCAAAATCAGGTTGTGTTGAAGAAGTTTCATAACGAGCATATGTTGATCTATTGATTGTAAGGCGGTCAGTTAGTTCTTTTTGAGACAAACCCTTTTCAGTGCGTAATTTTTTAAATATCTCGCCATATTTCATACAGTACGCTCCTTTCTATTCTCTCTATTATAGGTGAATTTTTTGCACAATAAATATTTTGTGAAAAAAATACACAAAATGTATTGACTGTGCAAAAAATGCACGATATACTATGTGTAAGAAATGCACAAAGGAGGTATTGATATGTTTCCTGAAATTTTAAAGGAACAACGAAAAGCTCTTAAATTATCCCATGAGCGAGTTTCTAATATGGTAGGAATTGAACGCTCCTACTACACCAAGATAGAGAATGGTCTTAGACCAAGTGTGAAAGTTGCACAAGCTATTGGAAAAGTATTAGGTATAGAATGGACCATTTTTTTTATTGAAATTTGTGCAAAAAATGCACATACGAAAACAGCATGATGCATAGTGTTTTTTACTAACCAAGCTATATAACTCGAAAGGAGTGAAGATATGAAATCTAAATTAAATAGAATGCCACTTGAAACAATGCAATGTAAATGCAACGTGTGCAGAAAAGAGTTGCATATCGAAGAAGCAAAGTACTGCACACGCTGTGGAACAGAATTAAATCTCAATCAAACTATTAGAAGAACGGGTCATCATTTCCACTAGATTTATATGAACTCTGATGTACTATTTCAACCTTAGGATATTTATTTTCAATTAGTCCTTTCTCAGCAAATAAGGAGATTGAAGAACATTTTGGACAAAACACAACATTGGGCTCTAGTACGTATTCTTCATCATCTATGTCATGTTCGACAGGGTCATTAAAGTTCCCATTATGAAACTTAGTTGTTCCATAACATTCATTTCGAATAGGAAATCCACATTGAGTGCAATAAATATGTTCTGGATTCAAGTCTGAAACTTCGTTATTGCAATTAAGGCATTGTTTTAAAAACTTATTTTCATGCGTTTCAAAAGACATTATCTCACCTCCAATCTACCAATATTTTAGCAGATTGGAAAAATATAAAACATAGGAGGCTTTATCATGAATCAATTAACAGTAGTTGAACAAAAGTTAGTACCCTTTGGTGATTATGAAATTCTTGCGGTAAAAACTGATGACGGTAAAATCCGTGCGGCAGTTAGTTGGGTGTGTAACGGAATTAAACTTAACGAAAATCAAAAAGATAGACAAGTCAAAAACATACAAAGTGACTTGGTTCTTTCAAAAGGTAGCAAAAAGCTATCCGTCATATTTGACGGTCAGGTTAGAGAAGCATTGTGTATTGAATTAGATTTCCTTCCATTATGGTTAGCGAAAATTTCAATCACACCATCAATGCAAGAGAATAACCCACAGGCTGTTGAAAATCTAGTGACATATCAACTTAAAGCTAAAGACGTATTAGCAGAGGCATTTTTACCGCAAGTACAACCTAAAACACAAGCTGAACTAATTGCAATGATCGCTCAACAAGGTGTAGAGCAAGAACGCCGCCTAAATGTTGTTGAACAACGCACAGCTCAACTAGCAGCCCAACAAGAAAATATCACACAAATTGTTTCTCTTAATCCTAATGAATGGAAGGACAAGGTTAATGTCATTCTAAACAAAATCGCCTTAGCTCGTGGAGGCGGTGAACAATATCGCCTAGCGAGAAATGAAAGCTATGAGTTGTTAGAAAGACGTGGCCATTGTCGTTTAAATATTCGCTTGGAAAATCGAAAGAAAGAAGCTCTATCAAACGGAATCATTTCTAAAGCAAAAATTGAAAAGTTTAAAAAGATTGATGTAATTGCTGATGATCCTAAACTAGTTGAAATCTACTTAGCGATTGTGAAAGAAATGGCTATAACACACAAAATTAAAGTAGAAGGGTTGGGAGCCTAATGTTAGAACTAATCAGAAAAAACACTTTACTCACAGATCAATTTGCAATTGAAACTGATACAAACGTTGATAGTGCTTTATCAGTTGTTTCTATAAATGCAGTAGATGGAAATGAAGCTGATGGCTTCAAAGAAAACACAGGTATAACTTTAAGTCTTGACTATGAAGAATTAGATGAAATCATCTTCATTTTACAAGAAGCTAGTAACGCTCTTAAACGATCAGAAAATCGATAGATTAGGAGGTTAATAAATTGAATCTAACAATAGATGAACTAAAAGAAGCGTTATTAAACGCTGAATTAGCTGACTTGTTTCAAAAGGCTTATAAGCAAGGTGTTGAAGATTGTAGAGAAAGCATGAGATTTGAATTATCTCTACCATCAAACTTAAAAAAAGAACATGTAGCTCAAATATTTCAGTGTGAATTACCAACTGTAGAAAAGATCATACGCATGGATGGATTTCCTAAATGTCATGCACTAACAGCTCGTTATCCAAGAGATAAAGTGTTGGAATGGCGAGATAAAAATGTAATGTACATGAACTCACGTCTTGGTATCTATGTGAGTGAAAATGAAAGTCTCAGATTATTGAGAGCATAGGAGAGGCCAGGGCAAATGGCCTCGTCAAACTACCAATCTAGTAAAAGAGGTAGGGGCAAATCTACCTCTTGTCACTATATTAAGTTAACTTGGGAGAAATTTGTATTCCACTATGGAATTTATTCCGATTCAGAATATTTAGGAGGACTTTTTATGTTCGATGCACTTGAACACGGAAAAATGTTAAAACTCTTTCGCAAGAAAGCCAAAATGACTCAAGAGGATATCGCGGAAGAATTAAATATAACTCAATCATGCGTAAGTAAATATGAAAGTGGCAGGAAGGTATTGGACTTATCGACTTTTTTAAAGTGGATTAACATAACCAACTCGGAGATACCAGCCGCAGCAATGTTGTTCGGAATGGACACAGTGAATATGGTGACTCAGTTAATGCCGATGGTGCCAATGTTTATAGGAGGATTATTCAATTGGATGCTTTAAAACGAATCAACGACCAAATCATCAAAGAAAAGGCTTGTATTAATGACTTAATAAAAGAAATCGCTATGTATACACAAAATGGACGATACAAGTTAGCTGCTGAACGTGGTCGCGATATGCAAAACTCTATTATTCGTATTCAACAGTTAGAAGGTCAAAAAGGGTTGCACTTACTGGCTCTCAAATATGTAGGAAAAGGCATTAATGCAGAGGTGGTACCGAGACATGTTCAAGTTTAAAGCGTGGTGGAGGCTCACGTTAAAAGAGCGCTTAATATCAATCAGAAAGTGGTGAATAAGAATGTTCATTAGTGCAGGGGATTGGTTACATCTCAACAAGAAACAACGTAGATTATTGCTTGAAATGCATGCAAATAAAAAAGCTGCTTAATCAATGACGTGATTAAACAGCAACAACATATACAAGTTCATTATAACACACGGAGGTAATTAAATGAATATCGAACTAATCGCAAAAATCTGTCACAACGTGAACAAAGCTTACTGTGAAAGTCAAAATGATTTCTCACAATCTAGTTGGGAAGAGGCGCCAGAGTGGCAAAAGTCATCTGCAATCAGCGGAGTACAGTACCACCTAGAAAATGAAGTAACGCCTGAAATGTCCCATGAAAACTGGTTAAAACAAAAGCTAGATGAAGGTTGGGTTTATGGCAAAGAAAAAAATCCAGAGTTAAAAACTCATCCATGTATTATGCGTTACGATGAGTTGCCGAAGTACCAGCGTACAAAGGATGCGCTATTCAAATCAGTAGTCGATTCATTCAAATAAATTAAAGACGTTTGCGAGTCGAAACTCGCTCTCGTCAAGCAGTTTGTAAATGGTTGGTTAGCCGTTTCCTCTTTGGAATTTACAAGCTGCTTGATGGGAAAGCCCATCAAAAAATAAAAACGAAAGGGTTGATTTGTATGGATAAACGTATGACCGAACTTTTAGAACTAGCTTCCAAAGTGCCGCAAATTGTTCATTCATTAGGTATCAAATCAGTTATTAATTTGACTGTAAATGAGTTGTATGGCGTTGAGGTGCAGGTCTTAAACACCAATGAGCTCTTGAATCTTAATTGGGAGTTAGCCAGCTATAACCGAATTGTGGCAGAAGTAGAAGGTATCAAGTTTACCACTTGTTTAACTGAATTTGAAAAAGATCACTTATTCATACAGGAGGCGATAGCGTGAATTTATTAGTAGAAAATCCGATGGTGTTAGGCACTATCGAGCCAGTAAATCAAGTTCCAACATTTCGTTATATCGAAGAAGATTTTCGAGATGTATATGGCTCTCTAATTGTAAGTAATGACGATTATATGAAATTTCCAAATGGCGATGTAGTGCATTTCGACAACATTCACACGTATCTAGAAACATACTTCGGTGCAGCATTTTGTACAAAAAAATAAACCACTACTCGTAATAGTGGCTTAAACAAATCAAATATTTAGCGCAATTATAGCGCACTACAGGAGGAATTTCAATGAGTAACTTAGCAGAACAGTTTAATAATCCAACTGCCTACCAACAACCACAAGGTGGAGGGGTACTAGCTCAAGCTAGTTCCTCTCGTGAAATGGAAGAGGTCAAAGGTCAGATTTTCATGGCGAAGTCATATCCACGTAATTATTTTGAAGCTGAAAAACGTATTCAAGATGCTTGTAAACGTCCTTCGTTAGCTGGTACTTCTATGTACGCATACAATCGAGGAGCTACCAAGGTAGAAGGTGCTTCCATTCGATTAGCAGAGGTATTAGCACAAAATTGGGGTAATTTATCATACGGTATTCAAGAATTGGAACAACGCGAAGGTGAATCAGTAGCAAAAGCATTTTGTTGGGACTTAGAAACGAATGTACGTCAAGAAAAAGTATTTACAGTGAAGCATGTACGTAGTGCCAGAGGAAACTTAATACCGTTAAAAGATCCAAGAGATATTTATGAACGAGTTGCGAGTGATGGTGCGCGTCGACTACGTGCATGTATTTTAGGAGTTATTCCAGGTGATGTTGTTGAAATGGCTATTGAACAATGCAGATTAACACTATCTGGACAATCTGATAAACCCTTAAAAGAACGTGTAAGTGGAGCATTAGCTCACTTTAAGGAAAAGTACGGTGTTACTCAAGAAATGATAGAAGATCGCTTTGGTTATAGTGCTTCGTCATTTAGTGAATTTGATCTTGTTCAATTAACAAACATTCGAAATTCTATTAAAGACGGTATGTCTATCGTAGAAGATTGGTTCAACAAAGATATTGGTAAAAACCAATCAAGCGCATTAGGAGAAGATTTTAAAGCTCAAACAGAACCAAAAACAGAGGTGAAACCAGATGCACCAAACGACATTCCAATTGAACAGCCAGAACTACCACTCGAGTGAGGCCAACCGACATTACATGTCAGTATCGCAGTTTAAAAGCGCGATGGAGTGCGAAGCTAGAACATTTGCAGAGGTACGGGGAGAGTTTACTCGTCCCCCCTCTACAGCTCTAATGGTGGGATCCTATTTACATGCTGCTTTCGAAAGTAATGAAGCATTTGCTGAATTTAAGGAACTAAATCATAACAGCATTTACAACAATCGTGGCAACAAATATAAAGACTACGAAAAAGCTGACGACATGATTGAAACGATTAAAAATGACGAGTTTTGTATGTTCGCTTTACAAGGCGAAAAAGAAGTTATCTTCACAGGTGAGTTATTCGGTAATGAGTGGAAAATCAAAGTCGATAACATCAGTCATGAACGTGGATTTTTCAGTGATTTAAAGAGTACGCAGGAGCTTAGGAAACGGTACTGGAGCGAGAAATACAACACTTGGGTTTCGTTTGTACAAGCATTCGATTATGTGCTGCAGATGTGGGTGTATCGTGAAATCATTTATCAAAATACGGGCCGTTACTATGATCCATACATTGTTGCAGTCACTAAAGAATCGCCACCCGATAAAGCAGTTTTACACTTTGATTCAGGACGTTTCGACTTTGAAAAGGAATATGTTCAAACGATGTTACCAAGCATCGTAGAAGCGAAGTTAGGACGTAAAAATCCACATCGTTGTGATAAGTGCGAATACTGTCGGTCTTCAAAGAAGTTAGAAGGAACATTTGAAATTGAGTATCTACTAGAGTAGGTGGTGTAAATGAATGAATAACGTACCGCACAAAGTCCTTCTGCCTGCTTGGATATTCCAACAGGCGAAGGATAACGATGAAATAAGGCGTCTGGTGCTCGACTACATGCGTAGATACCCAAACTACAGAGTGTTAAAGGTTAGTGGTAATTTCGCAGTTTGTGAGAGGGAGCAAGGGCTTTTATAGGAGGTAACCATGATCAAATTACGTTTCAGGGTATGGTGTGCTGCACGCAATTTAAAAGCTAGTGATGTTCATAGGATGACTGGTATCTCATATCCAACATTAAGAGATTTATATTATGGGCGTTCGAAAAGTATAAAAATCAGTGATTTAGATACTTTATGTACGGTTTTAAAATGTGATATCAGCGATATTATACAGCACGAAAAAGCTTAAATAGCAGTAGCAAGGGCAACAGGCAAGATGATTTTTATTCCGTAGGAGGTTTTAAAAATGGGCAAAATTTTGAGATTCAAGGAAGAACCGACGTTATTAGATTTAGAGGGATTAAGTGTTAACGGTGCTACATTCATTAGGGACAAAGGGTTTTTCCAATCGACAGAAACTCTAATTATGAGAATTCCGCATACATTCCGTTTCTCCACTAGTTTAGAGGTTTACAAAGGAGACGAACATTGCGATTTAATATTGGTGCAATTTTTAACACGCGGCCCAGAATATTGGGAAATGGGAGATTCGTTCCGTCGAATTGGATTTAGAAACCCAGAGATTGAAACTCAATTCAAAGAGTTATGCGAAACATTGGTTACTAAAGGTTTGGCGTATTGGACAGAAGAACAATGACCAAATGTGGATTCTGTGAATAATTCTGTGGTTAAAAATTTGAATATTGCGAATATGGAGGGTTGAGGTATGAACAAATCCTTGAAATTAAAACTTGAACTAATTCGAAAAGAAGTTATTAGCGAAATTATCGCTCAAAAAACTAATCAACAACTAGATACAAATACAGCTTTTAAATTTATTAAAGAAATCAATAATGCGACTTATAAAGAGCCGCAATCTCTAGCAATAGAAGCTGTAATTCATGATAAGAAAGTTAGTGATTTATTTATCAATGGCACACCATTGCCATTTTAGGAGAGGTGAGGGCAAATGGGCATCATCCGAGTGGCTAAGAACAGCAACTATGTAGTGATGAATCGAACAGCATTGAACGACAACCGGCTATCTTGGAAAGCTAAAGGCATAATGGCATACATGCTTTCAATGCCAGATGATTGGGTGTTTTATATGGACGAGCTAATGACTCATTCAACTGATGGCAAGGCATCTTTCAGAGCAGGTTTCAACGAATTAAAGACATGTGGCTACATTGAACGAAAACCTATTCGTGAAGGGCAAAGAATTAAAGAATGGGAAACGATTGTTCATGAAGTGCCTATAAATTCTCTACTTACCGATTTTCAAGAAGTAGAAAAGCAAGAAGTAGAAAACCAAGAAGTAGGTTTTCAAGAAGTAGAAAATCGAACACTACTAAGTATTGATAATAACCAAGTATTGAATAAACCAAATACTGATAATAACCAAGTACTGAAAGAGAGAGAAGAGAGTCGGTCGGTCAATCCTTTCCTAGAGATAAAAAATTGTTTTGATTCAATAATCCGAATCAGTAACTTTACGGATCACCGAAAAATGGACAAACTTCTTGAATTGTATCCTGACCACTTACTGATTATCGAAGCCATTAAACTTACTGCTGATTTAGGTAAATCAAGTGTTGAGTACATCGAAGGGATACTACGTAATTGGTCATTAGAAAAAGGAGTAAATTCATACGCAGATTGGCAGGTGAAGGTTGATGAAAAGAATGGGCGACAGAATGGCAGCAGTCATGGAGGAGTTAAAGGCCAGAAGCCAATTGTGTTCGGAGACTACAGTAGTTGAGGAACCTAACTATAACTGTCCAAAGTGTAAGGATACTGGCAGTTACTTAGTCCGAAAAAAGAATGGCTACTATATCAGAGGCGTTGAAGTTGAGCAAGACTATTACGTCGAATGCGAATGTAGCAAGATGTTCAAGATTAATAGACTCATTAAATCTAGTGCAATTACAGAAGAATTTCAGAAAATGAGCTTCAAAAACTTCTCGACTGATGACGTCCATCCCAAAGTCGTTGAAATGAAAAGCAAGGCAAATCAATATTATGCAGCCTTTGATGATATTAGAGGTTTTAGACAGAACAGTATCATGCTTATCGGACAACCTGGTTGCGGAAAGACGCATCTATTGACCGCCATATCTAATTACTTGATGCATGCAAAACAAGTACCTGTCCTGTACTTTCCATACAAAGATGGCATGAACAATATCGCTGCTAATAACTTTGAGCGTAAAAACGAAATTATGGATCGGATGAAAGAGGTTGATGTCCTATTCATAGATGATTTATTCAAGCCGATTGGTGGCAAAGTCGATGTGAAACCGTGGCAGACAGAGGTCATCTTTGAAGTAGTCAACTATCGCTATTTGAACAACAAGCCGTTATTAATATCCAGCGAGTTATCACTGGACGACATGCTTTATATTGACGAGGCGCTAACGAGTCGATTGTTTGAAATGGCTCAAGATTTCACAGTAACGATTCCGAAAGACATGAAAGTGAACTACCGATTACGGAAGGTATTTGAACATAGATAGAGGGGCACACAGCCCCTTGATTGGAGGGCGAAGGGATGAATAGAAAATATCGATACTTTATTTCGTACTTTTACACAAGCGGTTTTGCGAACGCCGAAATTAGACGAGCAACACCAATAACTAGCATCGGTGACATTGTTGAGGTGTCTAAAGATATTGAACGAAATAATGCTTTTGCTGATGGATCAGTTGTAGTCATTAGTTATCAATTATTCGAGTGAAATGGAGGGTGATAGGATGTCGAACTCATTATGTTGTGAAGAGTGTGGTAAAACGCATTTTGAAGTACCAATCATTGAAAAACCATTACGTTTTTGTTCAGTAGTAAAGGTTTATGTATTAAATCAAAACAATCCTGATGGTCGGAAGCAGGACAACATCTGTATAGATTGCTTACAAAATGAAATAGAAGGATTAGTAGGGAGTGAATGAGTGATGAATCAAGAACAGTTGAATGCTATTAAAGAACGTGTGGCAAAGGCAACACCAGGGCCGTGGGAAAGTGAAGAAACAACAGAAGGGCATATCGATATATTCAATCCTAATCAAGATTATGCCATTTGCCAAACAGGGAATGAAACATACGATTGCTTAAATGATGGTGATACAGAATTTATTAAACATGCGATTACAGATGTGCCAAAGCTTGTTGCAGAGATTGAGAGGTTACGTAAAGCGCTTGAGCAAATCATGGAAGCCGAAGCGCCAAACATGGAAGGTTGGAAAACTGAGGTATACAAGATTGCGCGAGAGGCACTAGGTGGTGAAGCTGATGAATGAACAATATCTAATAGATCAGCTAGTGTTACACGTTGGCCTCTACAAGAAATACCAGTACAAAGAAAACGAAATAGGGTTTTATCAGAACTTAGAAGCTTTACGAGTGCTGAAAGGTCTTTGCACACAGGATGAGGCGTTAGATTATGCAATCTCTATTACAGAAGGGGTGAAGGCTGCGTGAGTGAAAGTTTAAAAAAATGTGAGGCTTGTGATGAAACATTCAGTTGGAATGATGAAGTGGTTCTTGTAAACGACGAAGTATACCACAAAGATTGTGTATCGCTTTATCCAACAGGATATTTTGCAATGTTGGATGGAGAGCCTTTAGGAGAAACGGAAAACGATGACGGAAGTAGCGCATATGAAGTTATGCACGAAGGTGAATACGAGGAGGAGTCGGCATGAGTAGAGAGATTAAATACTTTCCGATTCATGGGCATGAAGGATATTACGTTGATGTAAAAGGAAATGTTTATTCTCGTTGGGTAAATAAGGGTCTACATGGTTTAGTTCTTGAAAATAACTATAAAAAACTTAAACCAAAAGTAAACGCAAATAGTGGGCATCACTCTATTTCATTAGGTAGGAAACACCAAAAACTTATTCATAGGTTAGCTTACGAAGCCATTATAGGACCGATCCCAGAAGGTTTGGTTGTAAGGCATTTAAATGACATTCCTTCGGATAATCGAATAGAAAATCTAGCATTAGGGACACAATCTGACAACATGCTTGATTGCGTCAGAAATGGGCATCATGGCTCTGGAACTAAGATAACTTTTAAAGATTGCGAGAAAATTTGGAAGTTAAAAGAAACTCTAAGCTGGAAAGCGATAGCTGAGATATATGGAGCTTGTCCTTCAACAATAAGGAAACATGCTAACAAGTACAAAGAAATTAGGAGGAACAAGCTTGAACTCTATAAATCTAATCGGAAGGCTAACTAAAGATCCTGAGCTTATGTACACTCAATCAGGTATTGCAAGGGCACGTTTTACATTAGCTGTAAATCGAACTTTCAAAAGTCAGAATAACGAAAATGAAGCTGATTTTATCCAGATTGAAGCATGGAGAAAGACTGCTGAGAATGCTGCTAACTACTTAAGAAAAGGTAGTTTAACAGGGATAACTGGAGCTATACGCACTGGTTCGTATGAGAGAGACGGGCAAAGAATCTATTTTACGAACGTTGTAGCCGACAGCATCCAATTCTTAGAGCCAAGAAACAGCGCAGGAAGCTCACAGAGCACGCCAAACTATCAATCTAGTACAAATACAGGTGGAACGTATCAAAACCCACCACAGGGCAATTACGGCGGTAATAATAACCAGCCAAGTTATACGAGAGTGGATGAAGATCCATTTGCTCATAGTAAGGGGCCGATTGAGGTTAGTCAGGACGATTTGCCTTTCTAGAAAATAAATCGAGGTGATATACATGGTACCACTAAGAAAAATCACCAAGGCTAGAACAGCACGAGAGTTAGAACGATTGATTGAGGATGACAAGGAAAGAGGTTGGAAAGTAGGAAGTAGGGTTAATCATTTTCCGCATCATTCACGACCGTATCAAATACTAATGAAATTCGAAACAGATAAGGAGCATGTGAAATTATGAACTTAACTAAATTATTCAAAACACAGGCAGCGTTGGACGAGCACATCATGCAGGAGCATCCAGAACTACGAGGGCAGAACAATCTTGACTGGAAGCTGTTAGCGTTACAGGTTGAGCTAGGCGAATGTTCGAATGAATGGCGAGGGTTTAAGAAGTGGAGTAATGATCAGGACCCAAGGACATGTGTAAGTATAGACGTTTGTAAAAATTGTGGAGGTACGGGTATTCCATTAGGAAATATTGAGGGCGGAGTAGATTGTTGGAATTGCGGAGGAAGTGGAGAGATTACAAAAAATCCTCTCCTTGAAGAGTATGCAGATGTTCTTAGTTTTGTTTTATCTATCGGTAATGAAATGGACGGAAGTCTAGATTTAATTAGTTATTTATTATCTGAGGAATACAAGCAAGAAATACGATATGCCGAAATAGATGTATGTGATCAATTCAGAAAACTATTTAGAACAATATCACTGTTAGACATGCATAGAAACAGAGTGAATTTCGGTGAAGTACTAGCTGATTTGATGGGTTTAGGCAAAGTGCTAGGATTTACAACTGAACAAATTGAAACTGCTTACTATGCTAAGAATTCGGAGAATCATAGGAGACAAGAAAATGGGTATTAAAAAGTCTTTATTCAAATGCCAATGTGGTTGCAATGAAGACATACCTTATTCACCTAGACATGAATATCCATCGAGAAAACCAAGATATAAAGCAGGTCATGCACACAGAAACAAATTCTTTTTAAATCGAGACACGATTGAAATGGAATATCTAGCAGCTGGAAGTGGTATATCATTAGCCAATTCTTACGGAATATCCTCAGTAGCTGTTTATAACATGCTAAAGAAGATGAACATTGAATTACTTCCTAAAGATATCTTAGATAATCACAATCTCAGTATTGGTAGGAGTTGGGAGTTGTTTTGTCTACAGAAACTTGATGGTTCAGAGGATTTCTCAGGTAAAGACTGGAGATGCTCATTCGACTTAAGGTGGAACAATTTCAATATCGACATAAAAGTTTCGAACCCGGTAAATGTCGGTAAGTCCAAAGATCGTTCTGCATGGTCCTTTAATACAAAGGTTAAAGATGAAATTGATTACTTCTTATGCTTGGGGTTAAACGAAAAATCTGAATTAGAAAAAATGTTTTGGATTCCATCGGAAGATGTGAAGAAACAGACTACTATTCGTAGGAATGGTAATACAAAGTACGAAAAATATAAGACTAGTTTCAGTGAATTAAATAACTTGAGGGATTGAGGATTAAATACACGCTGCTGGTAGAACGGCATTAGGTTGTTTTATCAGCAGACTAATAAGAGTGCTAATAAGGATGTGGAAATAACGTGAAAAGGATTTTAAATTACGTGGGTAGCAAGTGGAACTTGGCCGAATGGATTGTAAGTCAAATGCCAGAACACAATGTGTATCTTGAAACGCACTTTGGTAGTGGTGCTGTGTTATTCAATAAGCAACCCTCAAAAATCGAAACAGCGAACGACATTGACTGCAATATTGTGAACCTATTCAAAGTCATTCGAGAACAACCTGAACAGCTGGCCAAACATATTCAACTCACTCCTTATTCGAGACAAGAATACATTTCTTCTTTTGAGGCTTTACAAGGCCAGTTAAGTGACTTAGAAAGAGCTAGAGTATTTCTTGTTCGTTGTTGGATGGCCCACGGAGGTAAAACAAGCGACCGTACAGGGTGGCGCCACAATGTAGACTCTACAACATTTAGTGCATTACCTGATTGGCGTAAGCTACCAGCTGTCGTTTTAGAAGCAACAGAACGATTACAAAATGTACAAATTGAAAATTTAGATGCAGCAACATTGATAGCTCGTTATAACAAGGAGGATTGTCTGATTTACAGTGATCCACCGTATTTATTGAGCACACGTACAAAACGACACTATGCTCATGAAATGACAAACGAACAACACGAAACATTACTATTGGCTCTAAATCAACATCGAGGGTTTGCCATGATTAGTGGCTATAACAGCGATATGTACAATGACATCTTACGAGGTTGGACAAGAATTTCAAAGATGGCCACAACCGAAGCTGCAAAAGAAAAATGTGAAAGTTTGTGGCTCAACCCTCAAATAATTGAGCGTGGATATATACAAGAAACACTTTTTGGAATTGTGTAGGAGGAAAACATGGGCAAAGCAAAATACGGAAACAAAAAAGTAGTACATGACGGAATTACATTCGATTCAGCGATAGAAGCAAGGTATTACGATCACTTGAAAAACCTACAAGCACAAGGCGTTGTGACAGCCTTTGAATTACAGCCAAGATTCGTATTGTTGCCTAAGTTCGAAAAGAACGGCAAGAAATATCGTGAGATAGGTTACAATGCAGATTTTACTGTTCATTATGCAGATGGTCGTACAGAAGTGGTTGATATTAAAGGAATGGTTACACAGCAATTTGAGTTAAGGAAGAAGTTATTTGAATATCGTTATCCGCATGAATTAAAGCTTCTAACGTATTCGAAGATTGATAGTGGTTGGATAACACATGATGAACTTAAAAAGGCTAGGAAAGCACGTAAAGAGGCTAAAGCAGGGTGATTAAATGAACGTAGTACGCAAGGAAGTTAAACAACGCAGAGCAAGGTTAGTTAATCAGCAGGACCACATAGCTTTCCTAAAATGCAAAGGGTGTCCGAAACGGCTTATGACCCTAGTAAGAAATGCAGAGGATGTAAGGTATATAGAGAACTTAGAAGCATCGGAAAAGAGCTTGAGCAGATTAGTCGTTTGCGTAGGTGGGCTAGGTAGTTAAGAAAAATTATGTATAAAAGGGATTGAAATAACTGCTAGGGATCAAAACGGGTTTTCAAAATCGAGTGTACAATTGGAAGTTTCCTTAGCAGTTATACAACCACTATTTACAAACTGAATTACTTTTATACAAGTATTTGAAAGTGTTTATGTAGGAGGTCAATTTATGTGTGAAAAAGTTTGTTGGACATGCGGACATTATGCTTTTGGTTGCTTTGTAACAGGTGAATACAACAATACAGTTAAAGTAAATGACACATGTGATAAATGGTGTCCAGAAGGCACAGAAGGAACTGTAACGGACTATGGTTACGATGATGGGAAAAATGAAGAGTGGTTAAAAGATGATATGTCTAATCTTTAATAGATAAATATTGTTCAGCAAGGGAGTTGGTAAATTTGGATTTCAAAATTATAAATGAACGTCAGATCATCTTGCAATTAGCTATGCAAGAGGCGTATAAAAAGCGTGATGAATGTCAACGAGATTTCGATAATTTAGACAAAAAACTAAGTATTATGACCGCTGATGGTTGTTCATTACCTGATAAAGATAAAGTTGTTGAATCTATGCTTTATTTGAAAGAGTGTCGAGATGGATGGCAAGAAACAATTGACCATATAAGACAATGGCAAGATGAATTGAAAAGTTAATCAACATTCTGTCGAAGTTACTTAACAATATGAGGAAATAAAAAAAGTTTGGTAGGAACATACCTGCCAAACTTTAAGGATTAGTTTGTTCGAGATTTTCTAAAGTAAAATTTCCCTAGAACAGCTATAACTATGACTATCCAAATTGGTTTATATGGCAAAACCATTACATTCCAAAAGATAGAAATGACATTAACCATACTTTCTAACGTAAAGGATAAATCGAACATAATTTACCTTCTTCCTTTTTAACCAAATTATAACATATTGATAGATTTAGAAAAGAAAAAGCCGCAGCGTCGTCACACGCTACAGCTCGAATTGGTTCATGCCCTTTTAAGACAATCTAGTAAAAGAAGTATATCACAACTTAGGAGGGCAAACCTAATGGGCAAACAAGGGCAAATTAAAGTAACAAAAGAGAATTTACTTCAGTGGATTGAAAATTATCGATGGATGGTTGAAACGATTGAGGAAGCAAGACAGCCAGTAGCAAAGGTTGATAACAACAGTTACATTGGTGCTAAAACAGCTATGTATGGTATTGAGGCAACATTACCAAAGGCTAGTGGAGGTACAAGCGATCCAGTATTTACAGAAGTACAACGTCGTGTATATTCGCTAAATTATCGCATTAAGGAATATGAGCATAAGATTGCGGAAGTGCAGAACCGCATTCCATTTGTAGAAGGGGATAGAGAGGTTGAAGTGCTTCATAGATTACTGGATGGGGATAGTATGCGTGCTATTGGAAAGCATATGAGATTATCTAGTACGACTATTTTTAGAGTGAGAAATAATATTTTGAGTCAGATGATGAAGTAGCCAATGGGCTACTTCTTTTCGTATGTTCAACAATCAGGTCAGATTGTGGAATAACTACAATTAAAATTTTACACTCAAAAGTAGTAGTTACATATATTGCCACTTTTTGTTTGCTTACAATTGGTAAATAGTGTATTATGTAGTAAGTAGTAAGTAGTAAGTAGAATTTTTATTTTAGGAGGAACATAAATGCAGGAAAACTTGATTAGTGATGAATTTATTTTATTGACCAAGGGACGAAAGATGAAATTTTCTTTTATCGGAAGGAGACGTGTGCAGCAAATGTATGCAATAGGTGGATTGTTTATGGATCTTCTTATATCAGATTTCATAGGTTTTGATGATAAAGGTAAAATTATCATTAAAAATCGAACAGTAAACATTAAACATGCACCTGCAAAAAGGCTATATTCTCTTATTCAGGCTACAAAACCCTTGACGTTTAAAAAGTGGATGAGCAAATTTAATATTCCTTCAAAAGAGAGAAAATACATCTATAATGGGTTTAATAACACTTTGGGCAATATCCCTGTATTACAACAAAAAACAGTTGAAAAGATACGAGCAGAACTACTTGAAGAAGGTACTGTTAGTGAGGAGACAGTTGCTTTGACCTTGTTGCTATCAGCTAGTAAAACAATAAAGGATTATTTTTCGAAGTTTGAAATCAATCAGTTAAATAATCGAATTGATGAATTTCAAAAAATGTACCCTTCCCGTTGGAAGGACATTCAACGTATTAATAAAGAAATAGAAAACATGGATATAATTATTCTTACTTCAGCAATACTCGTTTAGAGAGAGGTTATTTATATGGGACGTAGACGCTCAGACGAAGTAATTTTCAATTCCGATTATGTTAGCATCAGTGAGCTAGTTCGCATTACTGGAATAAGGTACAGCACAATCAAATATTATACTGAAGAGGGGATGGTTCCTTTTGAACAAGAGGAATTCAATCTTACACGACGTTATCCTAGGGTTATGGCTGTTGAACGATTAAATGAAATTTCTACATTAAGAAAAAGAGGTTTTTCGATACCAAAGGTAAAGGAATTACTTTCCATAGATTATTGATTTCCATGTGGAGAAAGTAGGGGTATAAAAATTTAAAATAAAAGGGTATTCCATTAAAGGGCGCAATTGTGGAACAAAAGGAACAAATGAAACAGACGTAACAAAAAGAACAAATGTAAAACATGTACGATAGTTTGTGAATAAAAATTTGTATTGTAAACTCGGAGGTAGGTTCGGTGCGGTAAAGGTTTCCTCCCTTGGTATTTATAAAAAACTAAATATTAGGGAAAGACAGACCGACGACCGACCCGCGCCGAGCAAATTCGTTCGGGGCAAGACATACATGGCCGGCCCATATTTTTTAAGGGATTAGGTATCTTAATTAATATAAAAGGCTAAAAATCGAAAGAAGGAGTGGTTTTTATGTGAACTTCGTCCACTTTCCATAATTCAGTCAAACTTACTAAACGTGCACGGAAATGCACGAAAACAATTCGATTACGATAATAACGTGGTGTAGCTCTACCACGGTTGCTAGAAGTGAGCTAACTCGACATTTTTACCACAATAGAATAATAGACGAATGAAAAAAGCCTTCATCCAGCGCAGGGATGGGGGCTTTTATTATGAGAGGAGAAAGGTTATGGATCCGAAAATCGAAAACAACTTTATGTACCATGCACCTAAAGAAGGGCAACCAGAAAAGTATGAAGCTATTCGTGAAAAGGCAAAAGAGCTTGCTTACTTGATTGAGGAAGTGTGTCCAAACAGCCGAGAGAAGTCAGTTGCTGTGACAAATCTTGAAACTGCTGTTATGTGGGCTAACGCTTCAATTGCACGTAATTAAGAGCCCTACAAGGGCTTTTTCTTTTACTTTGAAAACTGTATCAAACAGCCATACAAATACAAATAACATGGTCAGTCGTGAGTGGACAGTAGGGTGGGGCGTTTTTACGGCAATAAGCGCACTGGCTATATAGGGTAGAGTTTGGTGTGGTTTTGAGAGTGGAATTTGTAGAAAATTATTCCATTATTAAACCTTTTGAATTATGATTTGTTGAGAGGTGACAGATATGGAAACAGAAAAACAAACAGAAAATAAAAAGAAGCGCATGGATGAAAAAGATTGGAAATGGCTTACCGCAATTCTAATCGGGGTTATTATTTTAATTCTGACTTTAAGATTGGGGGATAACTTAGAAGTAATAAATTTGTTTTCTTTTATTTCAAGCGCAGCATCAATAGTACTAGCATTAGTAGCTATTAATATTTCATTGAAACAAGATAGTGACAATAGGGTTGTTAATGAAAATGTTAAATCAATATTACATGGTATTGTTTCTGATGTTGGTATAGTGAAAACTTCAGTTGAAAAAATCACGGGTAATGATATTGATACAATAGCTCAGGATACTTTAGAAACAATAACTGCAATGGATGAACAACCTACTTATTCTGCTGAAGAAGCGAAAGAGCTTGTTCAGGAAGCAATAAACAATTTTAGTGAAAATGTTAAAACAAAAGTGGAAAAAGTTGGTAATAACAATTCTTTATATAATGGACTAAAAAATTATATAGAGGTCATGAATAAAATTAACGAAATTTTAAATGAAGAAAATGGTGAATTCAAAAGTACAAAATATATTCAGAGTGAACTTTTAAAAAGACATGGTATTGCGCTTACAACATCAGAGGTTATGAAAGTTATGAGCAATAGATTTTAATATTAGGTTTACTCAAAAAAGATGTCATTTAGACGTCTTTTTTTATTATACAAAGCAACTAGCATAATGGGGTGATGCCATTGGATATCGTAGTTACGATTCCTAAGAGTGAATACAGAAATGATGATAGAGAAACCGTTGTTTATCAACAAGGTGATTACGAACAGTTTTGGCAACTGACAAGACGACCTAAAAACTTAAACATGGGCGATAGAGTGTATTTTGTGAAACACGGATACATTGAATCATCAATGAAAGTAAAACGAATTGAAGTAAAGGCAACTGCTACATGTGAAGTTACTAGTCGCATATGGAATGGTTGTCTTATTTTTATGGACGATTTAAGACATGAACAGTTAGAACAAGTAAGAGGCTTTCAGGGCTTCAGGTATAGGTGGTGGTGATCATGAAATATGGCTAATTGGGATGAAATTAAACAGGAGTGGGAAACCACAAAGATTACACTAGCTGATCTTGCTGAAAAGCATGGGATAAAGCTTGGTACATTAAAGAGTCGAAAGAGCCGTGAAAAATGGTCGAGGGATGCAACTGAAAAGGATGCAACCAAAATGAAGAAGGTTGCAACCGTAAAAGAGGATGCATCTAAAGATGAAATTGTCTATTTTACTGATGAAGACGATAATGGCTTAAATGATAAGCAACAGCTATTTGTCGCTTATTACGTGAAGTGTTGGAATGCTACTAAGGCATATCAAAAAGTTTATGGGTGTGCTTATACAACTGCAATGGTTGAGGGAAGTAAACACCTAAGAAACCCTAAGATTCGGGAAGAAATCATTAAGGTTCGTGATGGATTGACTGAGGATGCATTACTCGACAAACGTACATTAATCCAAAAGTGGATAGACATCGCCTTTGCTGACATCAAAGACTACATGAAGTTTGGCAGACAGGAAGAAGTAGTGTACAACGAGGATGGTCAACCAGAGCTTGATATGAACGGCAATGTTAAAACTTACGCATTCAATTACGTGCATCTGAATGAATCTGCTGAAATAGATGGCTCACTTGTTACAGAGGTTAAGCAAGGAAAGGACGGCATAACCGTCAAACTTGCTGACAAAATGAAAGCACTTGAGTTCTTGTCGAAACATATGGACTTACTTAACGAAAATGAGCGTAAGCAACTACAGAATGAACAATTGAAGTGTTCTAATGAAGCTAAACGCATCGAAATAGAACAATACAAAAAAGACAATGTAGTTGGTTCAGAGGATAATAAATACGCCTATATGACACCAGAACAGCGTCGAGAAGCGATAGAGCGATTGAAAGGGATGACGAAACAATGAATGCTGAACAAGCCGAAATTGAATTACTAGACGCACTCATTGAGGAACGAAAATATCTTTCAAGACAATCGTTTTGGGAGTATTGCAAGACTAGGGCACCTGATTTCTACATTGATGGCAGGACGCACCTAGAAAAGATTTGTGAAACGTTACAATCGCTTTATGAGGGGCGTTTGCTTAATGAAGATGGTATACCCTACGAAAACATGATTATGAACATACCGCCTCGGCATGGTAAGTCACGAACCCTCATTCATTTCTGCGAGTGGGTGCTAGGAGATCGGCAAGAAAACCGTATTATTACTGTGTCCTATAATGAGGATTTAGCTACAGCTTTTAGTCGTTATACTCGTGATGGTATTAGTGAGGAGAAAGTTTACCCTCATGAAGTTGTTTATAGTGATATATTTCCTGGTGTAAAGATAAAAAAAGGTGATTCATCTTATCGGCAGTGGGCGCTTGAAGGACAACATTTTAATTACAAGGGCGCTGGGCTTGGAGGTTCTATCACTGGTAAGGGTGGTAACATCCTAATCGTTGATGATCCAATAAAAAATGCTGCTGAAGCTCAAAACGAAAATGCACTAGATAAACAATGGCAATTCTTCGTTGATACGTTTATCTCACGACAAGAACAAACGGACCAATCAATCAAAATCGTCAACATGACTAGATGGAGTAAAAAGGACATTTGTGGCCGTATTCTCGAAAGTAAACGAGCTGATGAATGGTATGTTTTGATGATGCCAGCAATGGATGAGGAAGGTAATATGCTATGTCCTGAATTACTGAATAGAAAGAACTTCGATGCCTTATCCGACTTTATGGACGAGGCTATTTTAAATGCTAACTATTATCAGCGACCATTAGACCTTAAAGGACGACTGTACAAAGCATTCAAAACGTATGACGGTGACTTACCTACGTTTAAATCTATTCAGAACTACACAGATACAGCAGATACAGGAGATGACTACTTATGTAGTATTGTCTACGGCGTTACGTTTGATAACGAAGCCTATGTACTTGATGTTTTATATACGAAAGCACCGATGGAAGAAACAGAGCCAGCTACAGCTAAAATGTTATATGAAAATAAAGTTAACCACGCTTACATCGAATCAAACGGTGGCGGGCGTGGTTTTGCACGTTCTGTAGAGAAAGAATTGATGGAGAAACATAATAGCAATTACACATATATAGAGCCGTTCCATCAATCAAATAACAAAATAGCTCGTATCTTATCAAACTCAACATGGGTGATGAATCACATTTACTTCCCGATTAACTGGAAAGATAAATGGTCTGATTACTACAAAGCAATGAACGAGTATCAACGAGAAGGGCAAAACAAAAACGATGACGCACCGGATGCAACAACTGGTATTGCTGAAAAAATAGGTTTAGGAGATACATTCAGTTTTGACTAGAAAGAGGTGAGAATATGAGCTTTTTCCCTTACCAAGGAGCTGTGACAGACACAGATATCATCAACGAAAACATAACAGCTGGTGCAAATGATGTCATAACAGATATTAAATGGCTTGAAAACGAGATTAATAAGTTTAAAAAGTCAGAGAAGCGAAAGTGGATGCTGATTGGCGAGGCCTATTACGAAGGTGAACAAGATATTCTAAAGCGTAAACGTTGGGTTATTGGTAAAGATGGAAGGTTAGAGGTAAATGATAACCTGCCAAACAACAAGGTACTAGATAACCAGTATGCCAAACTTGTTGATCAAAAAGTAAATTATCAACTGGGTAAACCAATAACAATTGAAACTGAAAATGATGAATACTTAAAGAAATTACAAGACATTTTCAATAAACGATTCCACCGCACATTAAGAAGCATTGGACAAGATGCACTGAACGGTGGTATTGGATGGCTTTATCCGTATTATAATGAAAATGGTGAGTTTGCTATAAAACGCTTTTCTCCACACGAAATCATTCCGTATTGGAAGGATTCAGAACAAACAATTCTAGACTTTGCAATTCGCTTATACTCCGTAAAAGAGTATGAGGGTGATAGAGAATTTATAGTGGAAAAGGTGGAGGTTTATAGCACTAATGGAGTGGAACATTATCAGTGGTTTGCAGGGCATCTTGTAAAAGATGTAACAAAAGTAACGTCATCTTATATCCATATTAATGATGGTGAAAATGAATTTAGTATGAATTGGCAACGGACACCGTTGTTACCATTTAAATTTAATAACAAGGAAATACCTTTGATAAAACGTGTTAAATCCCTTCAAGACGGTATTAACGTCATGTTAAGTGACTTTGAAAATAATATGCAAGAAGATGCCCGCAATACAATGTTGGTGTTGTATAACTATGGTGGACAAAATTTAGGTGAGTTTAGGCGTAATCTATCACAGTATGGTGTTGTAAAAATAAATCGCAATAAGGATAACCAGGGCGGTGTAGAAACATTAACAGTTGAAGTTAACCCAGAGAACTATAAGGTGATTCTGTCTTTATTTAAAAAGGCGCTCATTGAAAATGGCCGTGGCTATGATGCAAAAGATGAACGCATGGCTAACAATCCTAACCAAATGAATATCCAGTCTATGTACAGCGATATTGAACTTGATGCAAATGGTATTGAGACAGAGTTTCAAGCATCCTTTGAGGAATTATTATGGTTTGTTAATCAACATTTAGCTAATACAGGCCAAGGAGACTTTGAAGGTGAAGAAGTTAATATTGTGTTTAACCGCGATATCTTAATCAATGAAAAAGAAGTCGTTGAGGTATTAGAGAAATCACCTTACTTATCAGAAGAAACAAAGATTGCCCAACATCCATATGTAAAAGACGTGCAACTAGAATTAGAACGCAAGAAGAAGGAACAGCAAGAGCAAATGGATTTAATGGATAATTACGAAACGACCTTTAACAAGAAGTTAAATGGTGGTGATGGCAATGGCGAAGAAATCTCGTAATTACTGGCGTCGCCGTTTTGAGCAATTAGAAGAAGCCCAGCATAATCGCAGCATCTTTTATTATGAGGACCTGCGAAAAGCTTATATCGAAACTATGAACGACATAGAAGTTGATATTTTAAAGTGGTATAACCGTTTTGCTGCTAACAACGAAATCACATTTGATGAAGCTAAACTTTTACTAAAATCAGATGAACTTCGTGAGTTCCGTTGGACTGTCGATGAATACATCGAATACGGTAAAAAGAATGCACTCAACCAACAATGGATGAAACAGCTCGAAAACGCTTCTTCTCGTGTCCATATAAGCCGTTTAGAGAGTTTGCAGTTACAATTACAGCAACATGTAGAAAAACTGTATGGTGGGCAAATTGAGGGTTTTGAACAATTGATGAAAGAGACATATCAAACACAGTACTATCACACAGCATTCGAGGTGCAGAAAGCTTTCGAAATTGGGTTTACATTACAAGCACTGGATGAAACGAGGTTAACGAAAGTAATTAGCAAGCCGTGGACTGCTGATGGTCGTACATTTAGTCAAAAGATATGGCGAGATCGAAATGTGTTGTTAGATACATTGCATAAAGAGCTTATCCAATCAATAGCGAGAGGTGAAGCTCCTACTCGTATGATTTCAGCAATCACAAGAAAAATGAATACCTCACGCTCCAACGCTGCTCGTCTAGTTATGACCGAGTCGGCGTTTTTTAGTGCTGTTGCTCAAAAGGATGTATTCGGTGAGCTTGATGTTGAGCGTTATGAAATCATCGCAACTTTAGATCATAAAACAAGTAGCATATGCCAATCAATGGACGGTAAGGTATTTAAGGTGACAGATTTTGAGGCTGGTGTAACAGCGAATCCGTTTCATCCTCGATGTAGAACGACAACAGCACCGTATTTTGCTGACGAGTTCGATATTAGTGAACGTGCTGCAAGAGATGCTGATGGTAAAGTGTACTATGTGCCGTCTGATATGAAATATCATGAATGGAAAGAAAGGTTTATCTTAAATGATAAATCTGTTATCTCTAAAAGAAAAATTCTAGATGAATCGAATGAACGTCATCGTAAAGTGTATCCAGTCAAACAATCCAATGTAAATTGGCGAAATTATTTAAATGTAAACCAAGTGGGTAGTGATCTTTTAAACGAGATTCATAGTGAATTGAATGGATTTATGAATACCAAGCGAAAAGAAAAAATGTACTTAATAAATAAAGAAAAAAATTCGATTGAAGCCTCTTTAGTAGGGTCCGATATTAATAGAGTGGATTTAACAAAAGAAATAAATGATGTTTTAGAAAAAAGCCCGCAAAACAGTATAATATTTACACATGTTCATCCAAGTCCAACCTCATTTTCAAGTCATGATTTATTTTTAATGGTAAAATACAAGTCTGTAGCTGCATATACTTTGGAATGTGCGAATGGAGATAAGTATATTTTAGATAGAGGGAATTATAAGAGTTCTATGTTTAAAAATATATTTTTTGCAAATGAGTATGATAAAATTAAGCGTCAAGTTGCAAAAAGCTTCCCTGAATTAGATGATCCTCAAAAAATTTATGAAGTTTGGGATTCATTTATATATGAGGTTAATAAAAAGTTTGCCGAAAAAAATAATATGATTTTCAAGAAAGTTGAGTGATTCAAATGAAAGAAATATTGATGAATTTGGATTTACCTGATTTGTACAAGGAAAACTTATTTGAATATGTCCCAACCCTCGATGGCGTACCTGATTATATTGATTTAATTCCAAGAGGATACACGATGGGGAAATGTCAAAAGCTACACAAACTTGTGAGTATTGAGAGCATGAAATACCATTTGAATGAAGCTATTCAAGACGGTGAACTTAACGATGATGAAATGATTGAAGCAAATAAACTGATTCAAGAAGCCATTCAAGAATATAATGAAATGAGCACTTAGCCTCCTAATTGAGAGAGCTGAGTGTTTTTTATTTTCAGTGAACTACGTAAAGTTTGTCATAATCGTCTTTTTCGAGCTTGTAGACGTTAAAGAACAAGCTTCCAAACCTATCGTGCCGTTGCACGTAAAACACGAATTAGGAGGCTAATCAGATGAAAAAAGAAGATTTAATTGCAATGGGGTTAAGCGAGGAGCAAGCTGAGGCTGTTGTTGGTAAATACGGAACAATGATTCCTAAAGAGCGCTTTGATGAGGTCAACAAGGCAAAGAAAACGCTCGAAGAACAAGTAAAAACTCATGAAACTCAGTTGAAGGATTTACAAGACAAGGCCAAAGGTAATGATGATCTACAAAAGACAATAACTGATTTGCAACTGGCTAACGAAACAGCTAAAACGGAATACGAGCAACAATTGAAAAATGAACGTATGAATGCAGCGCTAAAATTGTCATTACACAGCAAAGTACATGATGTTGATTTAGTTGCTGGCCTCATCGATAAAACAACAATTGAATTAAGCGAAGATGGAAAAGTAACAAAAGGACTTGAGGAGCAACTTAAAACGTTGCAAGAATCGAAGTCCTTTTTATTTGTGCCAGAAAAGCAACCACCGACATTTAAAGGATGGAATCCTGCTGGAGGTGCAGACAATGGTGCAGGAGCAAGTGATATAGGCTCTAACTTCGCAAAAATGGCGAATGAAAAAGGCGCAAGTGATACAACTAACAACCCTTGGGACTAAACAATAAGGAGGGCTATATATGCCATATGTAAAACCAATTGAAAAATTTCAACGTGTTAACTTCTTAGCATCATCAAAAGTACAAGCATTTACGTATTTAGTGAGTGATGTAGGTGTAACAGCAGATGTGAATGGAAAGAAAATCGTAAAGGCGGGTACTATCTTACCTAAAAATGATGCTACAGCAGAAGGTATCTTATATACCGATGTCGATGTAACAAATGGACCACAACCTGGTTCATTGATTGTTGAAGCCTATATTTTAGAAGATCGTCTACCTGTTGCTCCAGATGCAGCAGCAAAAACAGCATTAAAAGAAATTAAATTCCGATAATTGGAGGGAAAACAATATGCCAGACATTTTAGAGTTATTTGGTCAAAAAACAGTACTAGATTACATGAAGGAACGAAAATATCAAAGCTATGGTGTGGGAGAAGCTCTTTTCCCGGAAGTTAAACACGACACACTAGAATTCGAGTATCTTGTAGGAGCAAATGAATTACCTGTTATTGCTAAGGTACACTCTTTTGATACAGAGGCAGAAATCGGTTCAGTTGAGGCTGCTAAACAGGTGTTAGAGGCTGCTTACATTAAGAAAAAGTATCAAATTACTGAAAAGGATTTGATTGCATTACAATTCCCACGAACAGCGCAGGAGCAACAATACCTGATGCAACGTGTGTTTAATTTAATTGATAAAGCAGCTAATGATGTTCGCGCTAGCGTTGAATTAATGCGTATGCAAGCTTTGAGCACAGGAGAATTGAAACTAGCGTTGAATACAGCCGATGGCAAGCCAAAGACTCTTACAGTTGGTTACGGAGTACCTGCAGACCACAAAGAGGCACTTGCTGGAACTGATCAATGGGGAACTGGCACAGAGGATATTTTAGGAGATTTAGAGCGTTGGTCTGATTCGCTAGATATTACACCAACTCGTGCGTTAACATCGAAAAAAATCGCTGCTCTAATTTTGCGTAATCCAAAGATTATTGGTTATTTATATGGTGCTGGTTCTGCTCGTGTGGCAAACTTAACGGATTTAAATGCTTTCTTTACACAACAAGGCTTACCTACTATTGCTGTGTATGAATCTAATTCAAACACAAAATATCGCGAGCAAAACGCTGATGGGACATACACAACAAAGAGTTACTTCCCAGATAATAAATTCGTAATGTTTGGCGACGGTCCACTTGGTGAATCGTTATATGGCCCAACACCAGAAGAATCACGCCTTATCCGTAGTGGTTCTGATGTTGAAATGACTACCATCGGCAAAGTAATTGGAATGGTGTATGAAGAAGGTAAAGATCCTGTTTCAACATGGGCAAAGGCAGCAGCTACAGCAATCCCATCATTCCCAGAAGCACAGAATGTATTCCAAGCACAACCGATTGCATAAGGAGGCTATTTAGAATGGCAAACATTAAAGTAAAAGTTAAAAATGGCGCTTTCCCTATACGTTATAAGGGAGAGCGTTATTTAGTTGGTGAAGAATTGACGATTGACGATAAACATTTGAACGAATCAATGATGGAACGATTAGAAGAACCGAAGAAGGCTGCACAATCAAGTAAAACGTCTGAAAGCGAGTGATTCGTATGTATTTAGATGTAGTAATGCGTCTATCTGCTCTTGGAGTGACTTTATCTAGTGCTCCAAGTAGTTCAGACGATATGTTGTTGAAGCATGCTATTGATAAAGTAACTAGTCACATCAAGAACCAAACAAATTTATCAGTGGTTCCTAGAGGCTTAAACGAAATAGCTATTGATATGGTAGTAGGAGAGTTTTTACTTACTAAAAAATCGATGGGCTTACTGGATGTCGAAACACTGAACTTTGAATCAGTTGCTAAACAAGTGCAAGACGGCGATACAAATGTAGTATTTGCTATTGAAGCAAATAGAACGCCTGAAGCTCAGTTCGAAGCGTTTATTTTATACCTTAAACATAGCAATACAGACTTTGTGAAGTATAGGGTGCTTACATGGTAAGTGCACGTAGAAAGGCTGTAGAATCATTGTACAAAGGATTGTGCACAGTGAAAGTTTGGCAAGAGGTTGAAGATCCTGTTACTCATGCAACTACGCATAAAGAAGTAACTATGTTAAGTGACCAAAAATGCAAGCTTTCATATGAAAAGCAAACATCAACTACTCCAACAGGTGGTCCAGCAGTGATTGCTCAGACTACTAAACTATTTATTGCGCCTGAATTAGATATACCGGCAGGCTCAAAGATTATTGTGACACAGCATAGTAAAACTGTTGAATACACAAGAAGTGGCGAACCTGCTATTTATACAGATCATCAAGAGATAATGCTTGAAGCATTTGAGAGGTACGCGTAATGGGTAGAGGTGGGCGCGTTGATTTAAGGCAATTGAAAGCATTTGAAAGAAAGTTGGCTAAGTTAGCAACTGCTGATTACGAAAAGTTCTGTGAGGATTGCGCGAAAGAATTAGCTGCAAGGTTGTTAGGCAAAGTGATTCGACGCACACCAGTAGCGAAAGTAGATGGAGGAACTTTACGACGTGGATGGACTATTGGACAAGTAAAAAAGAGTGGTTCTGTTTACGAAATAGAGGTTATTAATCCAGTAGAATACGCTCAATACGTTGAGTTTGGTCATCGAACATCTAATCACCAAGGTTGGGTTCCTGGTCGTTTCATGATGACCATAAGCGCTGACCAAGTAGAACAACAAGCACCAACAATACTTCAAAAAAAGCTATATACAATGCTAAAGGAGGCTTTCAATGGAGATTAATGATATTCAAAATGCTATATCTGTTAAGCTTCATGAAAGCTTTGGCAGTGGCTATAAAAAATATATAGATGAAGTACCGCAGGGGTTTAAAACTCCTGCTTTTTTAATTCAATTTTTGAACCTTGAGCATATAAGACAAATCGGTGGCAGATGGAAGGTAACAACATTTTTTAACGTACAGTATTTCCCTAAAACCGGCTTATCCGATGCGTCAAACATGACATTGAAGGTACAACAAGCACTAAAAGAAATAACGCTGTTAAATGGCTCACTGATGCTAGGTAATGGTGCTAACAGTGAGGTAGTAGATGGCATCGGCCATAATTTCATTCGTTTCAATTTCCTTTTGCAAGAAGTAGAAGAAAAGATTTTTATGGGCTCATTAGAACAATACATTAACAAGCAAAGGGTGATTCCTAGTGGCTAAAACTAACGATATTCTAGACAAAGTTGAGCCTGTGACAAGTGATGCTGTAACAGCTAATCTTCCAAAGTTCACAAAGGTTCAATTAGTCCAAAGCCAAAAATATGTCCATCGTCGTGATGCTTTAAATGCGTTGCTAGAGGACGACAAAACATACGCATTCACCGAAGTGGATGGCATTCTAAAGAAATTCGACAAAGGGGGTAAATAACGTGGCATTAGGTGGAGGATTTTGGTTAACACAAAATAAAGTCTTACCTGGTACGTATCATAATTTTATTAGTAAACCACGAGCATTCATAAATTTATCTGACCGTGGTTATGCAGCATTGCCCATTGCTCTAGATTGGGGAATGGATGATGAAGTAATGACCGTATCGAAAGAGGATTTACAGAAAGACTCGTTGAAAATTTTCGGTTATGAATACACACATCCAAAGTTAAAAGGAATACGAGATTTATTTAAAGGTGCACTTACAGTATTCTTTAGCAAATTGAATCTAGGTGGCGCCAAGGGTACAAATGAATTTGCTACAGCTAAATATAAAGGGATACGAGGTAATGATATTACTATCGTTATTCAATCGAATGTAGATGAACCGACAAAATGGGACGTAAAAACGCTTATTGCAGGCACTTTAATTGATGAACAGAATGCGATTTCAACTGCTGCTGATTTAAAACCAAATGATTTTGTTGATTTCAAAAAAGATGCAACATTAGCTGCTACTGCAGGTACACCATTAGCAGGCGGTGATAATGGAGCAACAGCATTAACAGCAGGTACACCTCATCAATTGGCTTTAGATGAATTAGAAGCATATGGATTTAATACGCTGGGCTGTTTATCAGAAGAACCCACTATTAAATCGTTATATATGGAATACACAAAACGTATTCGTGATGAGGTAGGCGGTAAATTCCAATTAATCGGTCACAAGCTAGGGAAAGCTGATCATGAAGGTATCATTGATGTTCAAAATGATGCGATTGGAGATGATGAGGAAGTATTTGGCGCTGTTTATTGGGTTACAGGCGTACAGGCCGGCGTTGCTGTTAATCAATCCAATACAAACCGTACTTACGATGGTGAACATAAACTGGATATGTCTGAAACGAAAACACAACCTCAATTAACCATTCTATTGAACACAGGTAAATACGTGTTCCATCGTGTGGGTGATGACTTCAATGTGTTAGAAGATGTTAATACATTTACATCGTTCAGAGTTGATAAAAACGAAGATTTTTCATTCAACCAGACAATACGAGTTCTAGATCAATTAGCAATCGATACAGCGCATTTATTTAATACGCGTTATTTAGGGAAAGTTCCGAACGATGACGATGGCCGTATTTCTCTATGGAATGATATTGGTAAACATCGTGGGGAAATGCAACGTATTCGAGCTATCCAAAACTACGATAAAGATAAGCTATTCGTAGGTCAAGGCGAATCGAAACGAGCTGTAGTTATACAAGAAGAAGTAATCAATACATTAACGATGTCACAGCTTTATGTGACAACGACAGTAGCATAAAGGAGGTAATTGCATTGAATTTAAATCAAATCTTAATTCCGCTAGATTTGCAGTATTTTGCAGATGCTACCATGCATGCTCGTGATGCTATTCATGGTGCTCAAGGTGTAGCATGGGTGACAATTGATGGGAATCGTTATAAATTTGCTCAATTGATCAATATAGAGGCTAGGTCAGACAAAACGAAAACTCAAATTCCTATTATGGGACAAGTGGCAAAGGGGAATAAGGCTACTGGTATTGAAAATACAGGTAGTGCAACATTTTACTTCAACACATCTATCTTTAGAAAAATGCTGAAACATTATCAAGATACTGGAGAAGACACTTATTTTGATATCCAATTGACAAATGAAGATCGTTCCTCTCAAGCCGGGCGCCAAACAACCATTTTGATTGATTGCAATATAGATGGAGGCATTGTTGCAGCATTGGATGCTGATGCCGAATATTTAGAGGATTCTTTCGACTTCACTTTCGAACGATTCGAAATGCCGCAGGAATTTACAATGTTGCCAGAAATGCTTTAAGACTAGAGCTCACAATGTGGGCTCTTTTTAATTATTAAAAATAACAAAGAAAAGGTGATTATATATGTCAAATTTAACAGCTTTCTTCGCACATAACAAAAAAGGAAATGAAAATATTAAACGTGCTATTTCAAAGAAATTCATAGATGAACAAGGTAAACCCATTGAATGGGAGTTTGCACCTGTTTCACCAGAACGTGATACTGAATTAAAGTCTGAATCAACAAAACGTTCTATGATTACACAAGGGAAACGTAAAGGGCAATATAATACTGATTTTGACCATTTTAAATACCAACGTCTGTTAACAGTTGAATCTATTGTTTTTCCAAATTTAAAAGATAAAGAGCTGCAGGATTCATATGGCGTAATGGGTGCTGATGCATTACTAGGAAAAATGCTAACAATTGGTGAAATGGCAGATGCCTCGGCGGCAGCGCAAGAAGTCAACGGCTATGAAGCAGAACTTGAGGACTTGGTGGAAGAAGTAAAAAACTAATTGAGGACGGTGATGGTGACGCAAATATAATGCACTGGTGGGTGCAAAAGATGCGTCGCCTGCCGTCAGAGTATATATATCTGCCTATTACTGACAAAGCATGTATCATTGCTTCTGTCCAAGTCAAGATTGATGAAGATAAGAAGGCTGAACGTGAAGCTAAACGAGGAGCCAAAGGAAGAAGAAAAAGGTAGAGATATGAAATAGTATTAGAATTCCCTCTATTATCCATGTATAGTTATATTAGTACATAAGGAGGGCAAAGCATGGCGAAAAATAAGGTAATTGCTGGTGATTATTTAAATTGTTCAGTATTAAAAATTTCTGAATTAATTAGTATTAATTCAGGGTTTAAAAAAATTTTAGAATTAAATCAAAACACTGTAGAAAATTACGAGTTGATTACAGAGGAACACAGAAAGAGCGCTATATCAGGAGTTTCTCGTGGGTTGGTAGGCGGAGTATTGTTGGGGCCTGTTGGTTTACTTGCTGGACTGAGTGCAAAAAACAAAGGTACACACTTTGTCGCTATTGAATTTAAAGATGGTAAAAAAAGCCTATTAGAAATTGATGACAAGATATATAAAACGTTAATTCAAAAAATGTTTAAAACATCGAGTACTCCCACTACAGAGCAAGGAAGTTTTAGTCCGGTAGATATCAATATAGGTAAAAATAATATTGATAACAATCTTTATAATGCCCCACCTAAAAAGAAAGGGTGTTTTCCTGTTGGTTGTTGGACAGTTATTATACTTGCTATCATTATTACTATAATAGTAGGGACTAATCAAAGTTCGGATAAAGAAGATGCAAAAAGCTCTGTTCCAGTGATCATAGATGCTACAAAATTCAGTAATATTAATAGTGCACAATTGATTGAAATTTTAGGAGATCCCGAAAGCGTTGAAGATTTCAAGTGGTCAATGCCAAAAAACAATCAAAGTATTGTAGGTAAATTATATATATATGAAAAGAACAAATATGAATTTATATTATTTGATGATGTAGTAGTAAGATTAAACGTTTATTCTGGTCAGTATATGGGATATGATAATTCTACAATGAATTTTAATAAAGAAGATATATTGCCTATGTTTGGTATTGTACCTCGGTCAACGATGCAGAAGGTGGCTGATACTAATTATGCTTTAAGATATGAAAAAGTATCTGATAAAGTGGAAGGTGTATGGATTTTAGAAATTAAAAATAATACATTTGGAATAGCAAAGTTCACTTATGATTCAAAATATTTTTAATGCTTTTTAATAATTTATTCATTAAAGTCACTTATTTCTTATAGTGGCTTTTTATTATGTTCAAAAAGAGGTGATATAATGGCGACAATTAGAACTGCAATCCAAATCCAAGATCGTCTTAGTCAACCGATGAGAGCCATGCATAGTGCTGTTTCAACCATGGTTAATCAGATGGAAGCATTGAATGCTGCATCTGGTCACATGATGGATACATCTAGTATTGAAATCGCGCGCCGAGAGTTAGCAAGAGCTGCTGAACAATTTAATAGAATCGAAAGTGAAGTTAGAGATGCTGACAATGCTCAACAAAGATTTACTAATCATATAAGAGATGGTACAAATGCTGCTAAAGGATTATTAGGAAAAATCATGGGAATCTTAGCCGCATACTTAACTCTCCAATCAATTGGTGATGTTGTTAAATTATCTGATGAAATGACTAATATCGACGCACGGTTAAACTTAGCTGTAGAAAGTATGCCAAAGTTAGAACCTATTTCAACTAGTATAGAAGTTGATACAAAAGGATTAAGCGAAGTGCAACAATTACAGCAACAAATTTTTGATGCTGCTCAACGTTCCTATGCTCCCTATACTCAAACCGCAGATTTAGTTGGTAAACTAAGCATGAATGCGAAAGATGCCTTTGGTAACACTACAGAGGTCGTTGCTTTCGCCGAGTTACTTAATAAACAATTTGGGATTGCTGGGACGAACGCAGAGGGAGTGGCGTCTGCTACTTTGCAAATAACTCAAGCACTCGGTTCAGGGGTATTAAGGGGCGAAGAATTAAACTCTGTATTTGAGTCAGCTCCAACCATTATTCAAAACATTGCCGATCATTTAGGAGTGTCGATTGGTAAAATTAGAGAAATGGCAGCAGATGGTGAATTAACCGCAAGTGTTGTTAAAAATGCAATGTTCGCGGCAGCAGACGACATAAATAAGAAGTTTAATGATATGCCTGTCACTTGGTCTCAAGTTTGGACTAACTTTAAAAATGAAGCTTTATGGGCTTTTCAAGATGTACTAAAAAACATTAATGGTATTTTTAATAGTGATCGTTTTAAAGATTTTAGTGCTAGCGCGACGCAATCTCTATATTTAGTCGCCACCGTTGTAGAACAAGTTTTGAGCATAATGACAACAGTCGGATCGTTTGTTTATGATAATTGGTCATTTATTGCACCAGTAGTTGGAGGAGTTACAGCAGCGCTTATTATCAATGCAGCCGCGTGGGCTTGGACTAATAGAGAAATAGCGATTAATGCATTAATGACTCTAACTGCAGGAATACGTAATTTGTGGTATGTTGCAACAACCGTTTTATCAACTTGGGCAACATATGGTTTCGCTGCTGCTATGGCAGCTTTGAGTATCGCAATAGCAGCAAACCCTATCGGTTGGTTAATTGGTGCTATAGTTTTATTAATTGTCTTGTTTTACCTCGCAGTAGCAGTAATTAATCATTTTGCTGGTACATCTATAAGTGCAACAGGAATAGTAGCTGGAGCATTTATGGTTCTAGGAACACATATATACAACATCGTTGCTTTCTGGTGGAATATTTTCGCCTCATTTTGGGAGTTTTTCGCAAACATTTCTAAAGATAGAACATATGCAATTAAAAAATTATTCTACAATCTTGCTAGTAATTTTCTAGACATGGCAATTTCTATGTCTAGTGGTTGGGATAAATTTGCTACTGGTTTTGCAAATGCGATGATCGATGCTGTTAATAAAGCTATCCAGGCATGGAATTGGTTAATAGATTTACTACCTACAGATATTGCAGCTAAGATTGGATTAGGAAAAGGAACTGAATTCTCTCATAGAACATCAATAACAAGTGATTTCAAAGGTATTAAAGCAGGATTAAAAGATTGGGTAGGTGAAGCCCCTGCTGACTACTGGGAAGCCCCTAAAATGGAAATGAAGTCATTAGGTGGTGCGTGGGATACAGGGTATAACTGGGGAGCTAATGTATTTAATCCGGAAAAAGGTACTGGTGGTAGCGATGATCAAATAAAAAAAGCCATCGATGATGCATTAGCGCTAGGTGACAAACTTGACAAAGGTAACGATGCTGGGAAGAAAACGGCTGACAATACGAAGAAAGCTGCCGATGGAATAAAAATGTTAAACGAAGATCTAAAATATCTTCGTGACCTTGCTGAACGTGAAGCAATCAACCGTTATACTACTGCAGAAATCACAGTCGATATGAAAAATGAAAACTATATTAATAATGAAACGGACATCGACGGGATTGTTGATAAATTCGGTGAAAAAGTAGAGGAAACAGTTGCGATGTTAGCGGAAGGAGGACCGACAGATCATGTATAACTTTTTCATAGATGGTGTACAGTTCCCTGTCCCTCCTTCTGAATTGATTACGAAAATTAATGGCCGTAATGAAACAATCGTGCTCATGAATGATGGGGAAGTAAATATTATAAAGAAAACAGGTTTAACGGATATTGAGTTTGAGGTATTACTCCCAAACGTCAAATATCCGTTTTCTGTTTATCCGAATGGTTTTCAACCAGCTACTTATTATCTTGATAAGCTTGAAAAATTAATGGTATCTGACAAGCCGTTTCAATTCATCGTCAACCGTATGATGCCGAATGGCAACTTACTCTTTGATACGAACATGACTGTTTCAATAGAAGATTATGAAATTAAAGAATCTGCTGAAAATGGCTTTGATGTTATGGTAAGCATCCGTTTGAAGCAATACCGAGCATATGGCAATAAACGACTTGTTACTAAGCCAGCTACTGCACCCAATAACGCTACAAGTGCACCGACTACACAAAAGGCAGTGGTTGAACAAAAACGCCCTACAACGGGCAAGGAAACACCTAAAACACATACTGTTGTCAAAGGTGATACGTTGTGGGCCATTGCTAAGAAGTACTTAGGCGACGGCTCAAAGTTTCCCGAACTTGCAAAGCTCAATAACATTAAAAATCCAAATGAAATTAAAGTTGGGCAGGTGATAAAACTTGGCAAAAACACAGCTGTATATCATGAGTAAAGGACGTATTTTCGAATGTGCTGTAGAAGAAGGTGTCGAGTGGGAAACGCATCGTAAAGGCACGCCAGGTAAGCTAACGTTTAACATCATTAAAGATGAAGTGCTTGGCTTCCATGAAGGGGATGCAGTGCGTTTTGATTACGATGGCCACAAGATATTTTTCGGCTTTGTATTCACTAAAAAACGGAATAACAACCGTCTTATCAGCGTTACTTGCTATGACCAACTACGTTACTTTAAAAACAAGGACACATACGTATACGCCAATAAAACAGCTGCTCAAGTGCTTCAAATGATTGCAGAGGACTTTAGGCTAAAGACAGGCATTGTCGCGAATACGAAACATGTCATTGCTTCTAGAGTAGAGGATAACCAAGAGTTATTTTCCATCATGGATAATGCCCTATCTGAAACGACGCTTAATACAGGTGATTTATATGTACTGTATGACGATTATGGTGCGTTAAATCTTCGTAATATCAAGATGCTTAAATCAGATTTACTTATCGATGAAGAATCAGGCGAATCGTTTGAATACACAACTTCAATTGATGAGAACACCTACAATAAAATCAAGCTTGTAAGAGAAAACAAAAAAACAGGTAAACGTGAAATCTACATCGCACAAGACAGCTCCAAAATGAACGAGTGGGGCGTATTGCAGATGACAGATAAACTCGATGAAAAAGAAAATGGTAAAGCGAAAGCTGACGGCATGTTGGCTCTTTACAATCGTAAATCAAGGAAGCTACACATCAATAAAGTGTTTGGTGATCCAACGGTACGAGGTGGCACTACATTAGGCGTTCAAATGTACTTAGGGGACATAACGGTAGCTCATTTTATGTTGGTTGAAACGGTCAAACACACCTTCAAAGAATCAGACCATCGTATGGACTTAAAACTGATTGGCGGTGATTTCGTTGCGTAGTATGGAAGATATTTTAATTGAGTTTCAAAAGATAGTACAAGGAGTATTAAATGCTCAAAAGCTTTGTACGATTGTATACGGAACCGTTGTTAGTGTAGAGCCATTAGAAGTGTATGTTGACCAAAAACTAACACTTAAAAAGGAACAATTAAAGCTTACACGTGCGGTCATGGATTACGAGGTAGATATGACGGTTGAACACGAAACAGAAATCGGCAATGGTCCTGCTAGTCATACACACGAATATAAAGGCCGTAAAAAATTCAAAATTCATAACGGCTTAGTTGATGGCGACAAAGTCACTATGATACGAGCGCATGGCGGACAACAATACTTAATTATCGATAAAGAGGTGGTTTGATGATTCCTAAAAATGATAACGCTGATTTTACTGTTGATTTTGAGGAAGAGATTCATCCTACTCGAACTTATCGAATGGACCCTGTTAGGAAAAGAATTATTGGTTATACAGATGGACAAGAGGCCATGGAGCAAGCCGTATATAAAGCTATGGGCACAGAACGCTATGAGAATATTATTTATAGCTGGAATTTCGGAGCAGAAGTTGCACAATTGTTTGGTAAGCCTATTCCGTACGTATATAGTGAATTGCAGCGTATTACGAAAGAATGTTTGTTACATGATGATCGTATTACCGAATTAACAAATTTTGATTTTAAACATGTGAAGAACAAAGTATTCATGTATTTCATTGCTCACACGATTTTCGGTGAAGTACCGATAGAGAAGGAGGTGGATATTTGATGTTTGAGCATATTTCATATGAAGGGTTATTAGAAGCATCATTAAATAATGTTGCGAATGACGTAGATAAACGTGAGGGTGCCATTATATTCGATGCCCTATCACCACATACAAAACAATTATATGAATTGTATTTCTCAATGGATGGTATGATTCAGGAAATGTTCGGGGATACAGCATCTCGTGAATTCTTGATTAAATTGTGTAAGGATAGGGGCATTACGCCAGAAGTAGCGACTCCAGCAATACGAAAAGGTGAATTTAATATTGATGTCTCGATAGGTGATCGTTTTAGTTTGGGTACATTAAATTACGTCGTTACTGAAAAAATCAGCGATGGCGTTTTTAAATTGAAATGCGAAACTGTAGGAATAAAAGGTAATTTAGATTACGGCAATCTTATTCCGATTGATTACATCAACGGACTTGAAAAGGCAGTCCTCTCAGATGTGCTAATTCCAGGAGAAGATGAAGAACCTACTGAAAAGTTAAGGAAACGTTATTTGGAAAGCTTTGATGCACTTGCTTATGGTGGCAATAGAAAAGATTATAAAGATAAAGTGCATAAGCTACAGGGAATTGGTGGAGTAAAAATGTATCGAGTACGTGAAGGGATTTATAACGTAAAGTTAGTTATTATGGATGCTCAATATCAAACACCCTCTCTTGTACTAATAGATACTATTCAAACTGCAATCGATCCAGTTGTTAATCAAGGAGAAGGACTAGGTATTGCACCGATTGGTCACGTGGTGAAGGTAGAGGGTGTTGTCGAAACGCTCGTTAATTTAACATTTAATATTACGTATGATGTGGGCTATGATTGGGCGTTAAGCGAATTAGAGTTCCAAGCCATGATTGATAATTATTTCTTAGAATTAAAAAAGGAATGGGAAGATAGTTCACAACTTGTGGTTAGAATCGCCCAAATTGAATCAAGAGCTCTAGGAATAGATGGTGTAATAGATATTCGCGATACATTGATTAATGGTGTTGCTGATAATCTAATACTTCATGAAAATGCTATTCCAGTAAGAGGTGTATTAAGTGAATGATTATTTAACGAACGAAATTGATTTATATCCTTTACTACCTACTACTGTAAATGAGTATAAAGAGTTTCAAGAGATTACGCGTGTAGAAAGTGATAATTTTAACAAAGCAAGAAAGCAGCTAATCGATATTTTTAAATTCCGTTTTGTCCATGAGACAAATGAGAAGGGCGTGCTCTTGTGGGAAAAAATGTTGAAGATTAAACGACGTACAACCGATTCATTGGAAGAACGTAAAATTCGTATTCTAACCAAAATTAATAACAAATTACCTTACACTATGCGTTCTTTACGACAACTCTTAAATTCATTATGTGGAGAAGAAAACTATAAAGTTTTACTTGATCCTCAAACATATGAACTGCATTTCGAATTTTATAACAGAATTACAGATGTGCATCATTTAAAGAAAACATTAGAAGAAATGATACCTTTGAATGTATGGTTGCATTTCCTTTACGTAATAAATATTCCATCAATTAAAATAAGCGCACGTGAACATGTATATCCTGTGAATTACCCTATTACAAATGTAGCTGTTGCACAAAATAATGGTGTAGGAGTTAGTAGTGAATCCAATATTGAAATGCCAGTAAAAGGACATGGTTATCAAGTGATGTATCCGATAACTGGAATGTCCTTTTCTTATTAGAGAGGTGATGAAATGCAAGTACGTGAAAGATTATTAAATATATTGTATCAAGCGCTACTTTCCAGTGTGAAAAAGGGGCGTTTTTTAATTGATGGAACTGAAAGAGATGTAGATATTTACAGAACAGAGCGACTAGGCAGTATCTTGCGCGTGATGTTTTATCTAGATGATTACAGAGGCGCCGTAACACATGCGGCACTTTTAGATAACGACAACGTAATTTTAGTAGATGGACCTACAAATTTTTATAAAGAAAATGATGGATTTATGTATGTATTTGATATTCCAATCATTGTGGAAGGGATGGCGACTAATGAATGAAAATTGAAGATTACGAGTTGATAGGCTTTCTTGACCACATATTGAAAATTGATGAAAAGGGAAATTTCATTCCTAAAATTGACCCATCTACTGGAACTCAAAAGATTGACCGAATTACTGGATTACCAGTATGGGAGGCATTACAAGAAGGTACACGACATAGCGCAAAAGTGATGGGACATCTAGATAAAAATATTAAGGCAAACAGAGAATTATTGACAAGTCTATACGCTCTCATCCGACGTATGCAAATACAAATGGAACTAGATGGACGTGTACCAGGTAACAGCGGAACGTTTGCAGACACGCTTGACGGCAGCACAAACAAAATCAAATTAGACACAGCGATGACCGACATTATTGAGGCTGTCATAATAGGAACAACTACTTTAAAAGTGGCTAGTGTTGATGGTTTTACACCGTTTACACAGGTCACTATTTTTGATGATGTAGCAAGTGAGGACGTTGTAATTACAGCGGTAGGTACAGATACAATTACAGTTTCAGCACTTACCAATTCATACAAAAAAGGCGCAAAAGTGGCTCGAAGTAATGTTCAAATTGATACGGTTAACGCGGAGATGGGTGTCGGAGATTGGAAGACCTACAACGTTGAATTAGTGGAGGTGGTTTAAGGATGGTTAAATATTATTATGACAAGTTTACGGTGATTACTAACACATCGTATCTTGAACCTACATGGAAGTATCAATCCAGTGCCGTTAGACGCTTTGAAGGTCTTTATAAAAATTACACGTGGGATAGTATTTCTGGAACTTTTTCAGTGAACGCCGAAAGGTTCGAAAGTGGTCATATCATAACCAAAGGTACGATAGGGTATCAGCTATACGATGGTATTTTGAGTAGATACGAATTGACTGACACTGACGGGTATACAAACGACGAAAATTTAAAGAGCGAATTTTACAAAAAGTTCCCAAGCGAAAAAACTCAACAGATAGCTTACAGTAAAGGCTCACTAGTGCAAACAAACATCGCGGCAGAAGATGGCACATATCCGGCAAACGGACGCCATACAGACGGGTATTGGTACGTAAAAGGCGCGGTAGTACCGACAGCGAAAATGCCTAAAGGCACGGTCACAGACGTTGCACACAATTTATTGGGTAACGGCGGGCGTAAAACTGCGCTTATGTCTAACGGGTGGATAGTGGTTGTAGTTATGAGTAAGGACTACAAATACTTATACTTTTACGTCGATAAACGCAACGGATTGGGGTACGAAGCTTTCCTTTCTGTGCACGGAAAAGGTCAAAATTATCAAGATGTCAGTATAGTATCAGTGGGGACAACGCTTGAGATTCTTACGGGATGGAATAACACTCAAGTACGTCAAGCATCTGTAAACGTTACAAACGTTCCGAATATGTATACGGATATTGATAGTTTATTTACAACGATTATCCATAATAACTTAACAAGAATAGGCAACGTTGCCCTAACAGTAGACATATCCACAGCGTATCTTTATGCGGCATGGTCATGTACAAACGGAACGTATGCTGACACGTATAACGTTTACTACACGATGACTAGTAATCGTGGGTACACATGGAGTTCGCCTTTATCACTTGACGCGACTTCCGCAAGTGGCAAACATAGACAACATCCGACCATTATAGTTTATAAAGGTGTCCCGCTAGTCATATTTCGATTGTATGATGGGGCATCTTTTGTAATACGTGCGGCTACAATTAAAGATGGTAGCTGGACTTTCGTCAACATTATGAATGGCGGGTCAATAGCGCAGAATACACCATCTGCTGTTGTTGACAAAAATGGCGTTATTCATTTGGTATGGGTGCCCACCGCATTCGCTGTTTACTATTCGAAGTCAACCGATGGCGGGCTGACATGGACTATACAGACAAATTTAACAAATGTCACAAACACGTATACTTATTCACCATCTATAACTGTGGACAAAAACAACACTGTATACGTAGCGTGGTCGCAACGCACGGATACTGTATATAGAGATATAGTTGTGCGCGAATCTAACGACGGATTATGGTCAACACCTAAAAAGATACAACCAACAATTTCTACTAATCTTGACAATCCTAGCACCTTATATGATCCTAACTTTAGAGTCTTATTTGGTAAAGAAGCTGGAAGCATAGGCTATCCACCCGTTGCGTATGAGACATCCACGGTATCTGTTAACTTCTTTGGCGACATTACAACGAATAATAACCCGACAATTGCAATCATATCGCCGACAAATAACCAAACATTATACGAAAACGACACACTTAACATCTCAGGTAATGCCTACGATTCCGACAAAGACCAATCAGTTACAGCGTACTATCAGATAAACAGTGAACCTCGCAAGGTATTAGCAACAAACCTAAGTCAGACGCAAATCGCTCTATCAAAGCAGCTAACCTTCAAAGGTGGCAAGTTATATGATGGTGATACGGCACTCACAGGCACGCTAGCTGATGGTGTAGCACATACGTTGAAAGTATGGGCAGAGGACAGCGAGAAAGCTTCGTCTGCGATTATTGAGCGTACATTTTACGTGGTACCTAACCGAGCGCCTTTGTTATCTGTTGATGCTGTTGTGCCTTCTGGCGTCGTTGATGCGGACAAGTTTAAAATTAGTGGTACAGCTTCCGACCAAGATGCTAATTCAACGGTCAAGGTAACTCGTCGGATTAACGCAGGGAACGCTGTTGAAATATACAGTGGTACCGGTGGAGCGTGGGAGTTTGAACTAGCTCTATCGCAACTTGTAGTTGGTCAAAATACAATTGTTATTGAGGTCATCGATAACTATGGAGCAAAGGCTAGTAAGACAATCACACTAAATAAAAAAGAAGTGAAAACACCTATTTTGCAATCAGTGGCGAGGTATAAAATTACACCTCCAGCTGGATCAGCGAAGGGTGTTTTATTATTTATACAACGTGATGAGGAACTGGATGTAAAAGTTGAGCTATCCATGACTTTAAGTGGTGAGCAAGAACAGTATGAAACATTAACGCCTGTGAATACTGCACCAGTCCAACAGGGTGTAGTAGAGGATACTTTCGAACACGAGGGGTTAGAAGCAAAACAAAATATCATTCTCAAAATCACGCCATCACGAACAGATTTATCATTTAATCACAAAATACATCTAATTTCAGGGGCGGTGGACTAATGCCATTTCAATATAAAGTACGCAACTCGGACAGTACATTTGGTGATATGAAGAAATTCGGAGTAGAAGAAACACCAGAAGAAAAGGCGACGCGGTTAGAGCAAGAAAACCAACTACTGTTAAACAGCATGATGGAGATGTCATCCTATATGGCCAACCAAGAACAACGTATAGCAGGTCAAGAAAGCGCCATTATGGAACTTTCTACACTTATCGCTGCTGCATTACCAGGAGGTGAAAGTAATGTTTAATGAAAACAGCGGGCTTGTATGTATCTGGTGTAATTTTGTGAAAGTAAATCCAGAAAAAAAAGAGCGGGTGCCGAACCTTTCAAATCTGCGTCAAGTGGTGTACAGCAAATTAGAACAAGAAACGGATAGTAAAACGCAAGCATAAGCTTAGCGTTGTTTTTATACTCGAAAATTTGCCTTTCACAATAGTGGGAGGTTTTTTATTTTGGAAAAGAAGGTGAGAACATTGGTGGAAACAATCAATAATTGGTTGCCGATTGTATCTGCGCTGATTGGAGGTCTTTTATTCATTTGGCGCATTACAAATAATCTAAATAAAACGCTACTTAGTTTAACAAATGGTATAGACAGATTAAACCAACATTTAAACGAGGTTGACGAAACTTCAAAGGAATCAGCAAAACGTATCAATAATCATGAGATTCGTATTGTTGTATTAGAAAAAGTAGCAGGTATACAAAAACAAACTGAGGAGAGTGTTAAATATGAAAATTAATTGGAAAGTACGCTTACAACATAAGCATTTTTGGGTGTCATTAATTGCATTGCTTATTGTGCTCGCGAATCAAATTGCGGGCATTTTCAATGTCGATATTACGATTTACAATGACCAAGTAACGGCTATTTCAGAGACAGTTTTAAGTATTTTAGCGTTGCTAGGTATAATTATTGATCCAACCACTAAAGGGACTTCAGACAGCGTACAGGTGCTTAATTATGATGCTCCTAGAAAGGTTGATGCTAAGTGAGTTACGCATTGAGACCAAATATATTGTCATCTAGCAAATACCCAATTAAATCACCATATAGCATGACTCCTAAATTCATTACAGTACACAACACAGCGAACGATGCGTCTGCAGCAAATGAAGTTAAATACATGATAAGCAATAACAATCAAGTATCTTATCATGTCGCTGTAGATGACAAAGAAGTAATTCAAGCTATTCCATTCAACCGCAACGCTTGGCATTGTGGCGATGGCATCGGTAAAGGGAATATGAAATCAATTGGTATTGAAATTTGTTACAGTAAAAGTGGTGGTGCCCGTTATGCTGCTGCAGAAGAAAATGCAGTACAGTATATCGCAAAATTACTTAAAGAGTATGGTTGGGGCATTGACCGTGTGAAAAAACACCAAGATTGGAACGGAAAATACTGTCCGCATCGAATACTAAGTGAAAACCGCTGGAATAGCTTCTTAAAACGAATTGAAGAAGCAATGAAGCCGAAAAATACAATTCAACAAAAGGAGGAACCAAAAGTGCCAAACACACTAACATCAACAGCTAAAGAGGATTTGAAAGGATTGTTAAAAGTGACTTATCAAAAAGGAATCTTGAAGGTGGACCATAGCGAAAGAGTTGGTTCAATGACTGATGGTGAAGCTTTGGGATTGTTGATTTCAGTAGTGAAACGAACATTATAATATTAAAAAAGTCTGTGCTTCGAGTTTTAATGAGATGCACAGCCTTTTAATTTGTTTTAACAAATAAATTAAGGGTATTTATAAAATAATAATCCAGGTAGTAGTAAGTTTAAAGAAATGAAAGGAACTATTTAGAAAGTAAATGTATAAACTATAATACTTTGATTTCCACAGATTTAAAAAACAGCAATAAACTTCCTATTAATTGTAGTTTTATGTTTTAATATAGAGGGACATAGGTGGTGTATTAATTTTTTTGTACATACTGTTGAATCATGTCTAAGCAAAAAAATAATAAAGGTTGTGAAGTGTTATGTTGAAAAACAAAATTATTTCAGCTGTAATTACATTATTTCTAGGAGTATTTATTATCCCATTATTTATTGGAGATACATATAGCATTGCACATGGTATTTATGGTACTGCATTTACTGCACCAGCAATGCTTGTAGCTATTGTGGTGTCAGTTGTGATTGAAAAATACAGTAAAAATAAAAATGTTATATTCATGTATATTAAGCATTTACTTTGTGCATTAATTTTTGCACTATTATTTAGTTTAATTAATTTTAGTATTAATACTTTTAAAGATACTATGTATCTAGCTACTTTAATGGGTAGTATTTATATAACAATATTTGTGATCTTTGATTATTTGTTAAAAAGTTTAAAAAAGAGTAGATAAAATAATTTACCTGGATAATTATGTATATGTAGTCGTTGAATCTAACAAAATAGGAAGCTACCACCACGCAAAAAAAGACCGTTAAAACGGTCTTTTTATTTTTAGTTATTTTTCACACTATCATATGAGCGTCCAACGTCCACCCATTCACTTTTTAAGAATGGGTAAAGGCCACCAATTTCTTTAGCACTCTCTGGAACAGCTGAATAAATTACTTCTGGTCCTTTTTTCATGGAATAAATTTTACGCATAAATTCATACGCAGGGAATCCATCACGTTGACCTGTTATTCGTACACTACCTGTACGAGTTACTTTAATTACGAAAGTATAGTCAATTGCAGGTGCTACTCCAACTAATGGATTTTTCATAGCGCATTTACAGTTAATATATAGAACATCGTCAATGATATTTGTATTGTATTGTAAGCCGGATTTAGATGCTGTCTCTCTTTTTGTTACTTTCCATTTACCTTTCACCAGATCTTCTTGGATTGTTTGACCTACCTTAGCTGTCCCTTTAACACCATAATTAGGTTTAGACGTGTCAATAGAGAAACTTTGTGATGTTCTGTATTTAGTTGAACTCCAATCAGCTTCATTTCGTGTATCACCGTGGAAACGTGAAGTTTTTGGGTGGATAGGGTGTACTACATACTTAAATGGTAAAAATGTACGTAAGCGTAGTTCTAATTTTGCCATAATATAGCCTCCTGATTTTTTATTGAGTAGTGTAATTACCTTACGTATAGGAAAGGCTCATTCCTATAACTAAAAACAACCAAAAAAAAATAAAATAGGTTGTATTTAATTAAAGAAAAGTACCTTTATAATAAGAACGTACGTTCTTTTAGGAGGGGTATTTTGGGCAAAACATATTTAAATTTAGTACTAAACAATTTTTTGTCTATTGAAGAAAATAAAATATTGTTTGAAGAATATAAAGTTAAAAGAGATAAAAAGATTATGGATTTATTAGAAAAAGAGTTTAAGAAATATTATTCAAAAATAGTGCTAGTATCTTACTTTTCAAAAACTTTGTATTACGCAGCTCAGAAATATGATCAAAAAATTAGAAGATATCAAAGCTTTACAGAAGAATTGGTTGACCAAAATGAAGATAGTTTTTATGTAGAAAATACTAATATCACTGATTCGGAGAATATTGCAAACTATTTTGCAGATGAAAATTTTTATAAAGCTATAAATAAATTGACTGACAGACAAAAACAAATTGTATATTTGCTTTATATCAAAGAAATGACTGAAATTGAAGCTGCAAGTATTATGGGAATTTCCCAACAAGCTGTTAACAAAGGAAAGATTAAAGCAATCAAAGAAATCCAAAGTGGTTTGAATGCTATTAAGTAAGGAGTACATATAATGGAATATAAATTAGATGCGTTTGAAGTAATTGAATTAATGCAACCAAAAATAAAAAAACTATTGTATCAAACTGCTGCTAGTAATAGGGAAGATTTAGAACAAGAATTAAATCTGTTAATAATAGAATCAGTGGGTAAGATTAAATTGAACGATATGCCTAGTTTTTCTGATTTGGTTAGTCATATTGAAATATGAATGATTTTAAATTAAATTAACTCGAATTGAATTTTATAATGGGCTAAAAGATAACTTGGTTATTTTAGATCCAATTCAAACATCAACTCAAAACAAGATTTAACGGATTATTAAAGACGACTTTAAGGTATTTTAAAGTTGGACTAATATTAAGTCATTCATTTGAAAAATAATGAGTGACTTATTTTATTTACCATGATTTAATGCCATTGATTAAAACGGTGCCCACAAGGTGCCCAAAAGAATATGAAAACATATAAATTAATAGATGTATCATAGTAAATCATTTTTAAATGTGGCTCAAACAGCTTTATTATTAACTTTTTTATAAGTGTATAAAAGTATGGAAAACCGCAACCACAGCCTTCTAAGCCGTCGGTCGGGGGTTCGAATCCCTCCTGGGACGTCTATTGCAAAACGTAGGTTGATTTTTAACCAAAAAGAAAAACGCTTAAAACCTTATGAATACTGGGTTTTAGGCGTTTTTTTATTTATCTAAAGGATATCGAGAATCGCATTGAATAACATATAAAATTTAAATTAGGTAAACAAAATGTAAACATGGTGAACAAAAAAATTAAGATGAATAAATGTTGATCGCAATTTCTTCATCTCGTTCTTCCATTTCTTTTAGTACGTGTGAATAGTGGTCAAGTGTTGTTTGAATATCTGAATGTCCTAATCGTTTAGAAACAGAATGAATGTTAGCTCCTTTATAAATTAATACACTCGCATGTGTATGTCTTAAACCGTGAATAGAAATATGATCAATTTCTAAAGCATCTAATGTTTTTCGTAATAGTTTATTGGCACCTTCATTTGTGACTGTTTTAATAACTGATTGACGATAAAAAACTAAATTATTTTCATTTTCGGGTAGAGCTAATATTAGCTTTTTAAATTCAGTCATAACTTTCTTATCAACAGAAATTTTTCGTTCAGACTGTTCATTTTTCAACGGCCCGAAACCAGTTCCTCTTTTATAATCCCATGCTCGATACACTCTAATTTCATTCTTTTTAAAATCAAAACAATCTATTGTTAATCCTGTTAGTTCACCGAATCGAAGACCAGATACTAGTCCTAATAAAATTAAATGGTAGGTACTTGTGGAAGGTGATAATCGGCTAAACAATTCATTGTAGAGTTTTACGCTGTCTTGATAATTCAAGTGCTTGTCTTCGCTTTTTTTTGCACTATGAGTAGCGTTCAACTCCACCTTACGAGTGAAGTCTAAAGTGATATATCCATCGTCTATTGCATCTCTCACACATGCTCTGATATGAGTGTTAAGCTTCCGTACAGTCTCTTTTGATTTACCTTTACCATATTCATTTAAAAATAACTGATAGTCGGCACGAGTAATTTTTTGAATCGATTTATCTTTGAAATATTCTTTAACACGGTCAGATGAATTGGAATAGCGCTCATAAGTGTTTACATGCTTACTGGACTTGTACAATTCTATCCATTCATTAAAGTACTCAGCAAACGATTTTTCTTTTACAATTACTTGATTACCCTTTTTTAATAAAAGTTCTTTTTCAGCTGCTGCTATTTGTGCTTCTTTTTTTGTAGCAAATCCTCCTTTTGATATCGGCTTCCTTTTGCCGTCCACATAATGATTGATCATATACTGCCATGTGCTACCACGTTTTGTGATGCTTGCCATATAAAATTCTCCTTTTGTTTATATAAGAAAAGAGCAAGCGAAGTAGCCTGCTCTATGTATTTAGAATGGTAAATCTTCTAATTCGTCTCTTTCTATCGGGGTGTAATGCCATGCTCTTAAATGACCAGCATTCATAAACCTAGAAGGATTACCACATTTATGACAATAACGGGCATTTCCTGATAATTTTGTTCCACAAGATTCTACTAGAATTTCTTGATTTCCAAATGGGTCATCGTCATATAAATCTGCACATTCATTAACTAAATATGCAGAACAAATGTTACAGTAATCCCCATCATAATCCAATTCTTCGTTTTGACAACAAGGACAAACTTTTGCACGACCTTTAAAATCAACTTCTACAATTGCGGGATACTTCATTTCAAACTCATCTCCAAATTTATATATAGTTTTTGTCAATGATTCATTTCCGCAACAAGAGCAATAAGATGGTTTTTCTATGGTGTAATGAACTCTGCAATTCTTGCAAAAATATCTATTGTTAACCTGATGTAAAAAATCTTTAAAACCTAATTTTTCAGCATAATCTTTTGAATAGCCTATACCATATTCACGGACGCCTCTATATAAAAAGCGGAAAATATTTTGAGCTGCTTCACTACTTACTTTACATATTTGCTCAATTATAGAAGGGTCTTTTTCCTCCAAATGAAATATAACATGAGGAGGGGCAAGTATATTTCTCGCAAAACAATTTGCTTCTTTTTCAAAAGGATTATCTTTATCGTTTTTAGTTTCTGAACGTCTTAAGACAGGCACATCCATCCGTTCTAAGTGATTTAACGCATAATGACCTAATTCATGGGCTAAAGTCCAGCGTTTTCTACCTTCATTTTCAATAGTATCGTTATACATTATTCGATATTTATTATTGATTGGATTAAAGGTTATTAAACCATCTTCTGTTTCTAAACCCTCACAAACTTCTTCTATAGTTAGCCCCTCTTTTTTTGCATAAACACTAAATTTCACTATTTCTAAATCTTTAAAAATTTTCTTGAATTGTTGTATTTTTATTGGTAATTCTTTAGAGTTGGAAAGTTTTAAAAACTCAAGCGCTTTTCTTTCGGCTAAGTTATAGTTTGGACTATAGGTCTTCATCCTCATCCTCATCATCAAAATCCTCCATAAAAGAAAGTTGTAAAATCTGCATAGCACGATCTCTTTTAGCCTCGTCAGCTTTATTCATGAATCGATGAAGTTTCTTTATCTGTAGACTATTTGCGGTGATTATAGGGTCGTTAGATAAACCTAATAAATAATCAGTACTAACTCTAAATATGTTTGCTAAATCAACAATTACACTACCAGGTAATGTTGTTCTACCAGCTTCATAATTTACAATATTAGTTCTACTTTTACCTAATAGATTTGCTAATTCTTCTTGTGATAATCCCCGAGATAGCCTACATTCTTTAATCCTTTTTGCAACTACTTCAGTGTCGTAGTTAACCATTTTAAATATCCTCCCCAAAAAACTTTTATAAAAAATGACGTTTATAGGGTTGACGTTTGCGAAACTGTCATGATACTATGAATTTGCAAAGTGATATAAACATAAGGAGGTGAAACTTATGTCTAGTAATTCTAGAAGAGAAAGATTTCGTTTTTATCGAAAGCTTTATAATGTTTCGCAAAGACAACTATCTATGGATCTTAATGTGAGTGAGAGTCATATAAGAAATATAGAGAGTGGTCGTGGCAACCCAGATGCAAAATTACTGTTTAGATTAGCTAAATATTTCAAAACTTCACCAGAAGAGTTGTTTCCTGATTTAGCAAATATAGAAGTTTAATTTTTTTTGCACCGTATGTCATTATTATAAACTGTCATTTAAAATAACGCAATGGAAAATAACGAAATAAAAGGAGGTTTTTTCTAATGCAATTTCAAATCATTAAAAGTGAAATGTTTAACAGTGTATCTTGTGATTTTTATCAAAACGAAAATGGCGATGTTTTTATGACAATTGACCAACTTGCTCGTGCCTTAGAATATGCTGATAAAAATGGTATTGAGCAAATAATTTCTCGGAACGGATATTTAAAAGATGTTGAATTTTCAACTACCCACAAGTTGTCAGTGGTTGAAGGGAAACGTCAAGTTAGACGTGATCGCAGGATTTTTTCAGAAGATGGTATTTATGAAGTCACAATGCTCTCCCAACAACCTAAAGCTAGAGAATTTAGGGCTTTTGTTCGTAACACTCTCAAAGCCTTACGTAAGGGTGAAACGATATTAATGCAACCAAAAACGGTAGATGCTGAACTAGAAATCAAACGTATGCGAGCTGAGGCAATGTTAAATAACAGTCGTACTAAGCAAGCTAAATTGATTTTGGACATGCAAAAGAATAAAACGTTATCTCCAATCGCTATTGAGCTACTTCAGATAAATGCATTGGAGGTTTTAGGAGACAAAGCAATAGAGCATCGTCCAGAAGTTGAAAAATCATATACAGCTACAGAACTAGGCAGAATGTTTGGTGTTTCTGCTCAAAAAATAGGGAAACTAGCTAACGCTCATAACCTTAAAACAGACGAATACGGTTACTTCGCTTTAGATAAAGCAAAATACAGTAATAAACAAGTCGAGTCGTTCCGTTACTTCGAAAGTGGTAAAGAGAAGATTCAAAAATTATTGGGAGTAAGTTAAATGCAACAACTTCAAGTTAATTTAACCGTCCCTGTCCCTGAAAATTATGTGCTAATACACCGGATTGAATACGAAGAATTACAAACCAAATCATTACATGGTGTCTATTGGACAATGAGCGATCTAGAAGATCGTATTGGTAAAAAACAAGTGTGGATAAAAGACAATATCCTATACCCACAAAAATTCAAAAAGCAATTAGATGTTTTGCAAGGTGGATTTGTTTATTATCCAAAAGCCAAAGGTGAAAAGTGGAGCTTCTTAGCATCTAAAATGTCACAGTTTTTAGAAGATAATTTCTACACAATTTTTAAAGGGTAGGTGAAATCAATTGAAAATCAAAGTATCTGAATGGTTAGCATTACCGATTGAAGAACGATTGGCTTTGATAAGCAATGCATTTAATAAAGCACTATCAGCACGTCAAAAATAAAACTATCAATCTATTGGAGGTTACTAGAATGAAAGCAATATTAAATGTTAAAGGTACGAAGTTATCTGTACTATCTATTCACTTTCGCGAAAATGGTCAAATCGAAAGCGTTTATGTGAATGACAAAGATGATAAAGCCGTTAGATGCGTTAATGAAAAAGATAGTATTTATAACGCTGGCTACCATATAGCGCTTAAAAGTTTAGAAGACTCATTGGAATTTGTTAATTTGAATGAAAAGTTGATTAAACATTTGGATGAAATGATTGAACAGGAAGGTAAAGAGTTAACAGAAATCGCTATTGAAGCAATGGAGGGGGAACCTGACTTACCGTTTGACAACCATCTATCAATCAAGCAAAGAGAGTACAAGCTTAAACAGCAACGTGTTTTAGGATGGTTTGACGCAGTAGAAGAAGTCAAAGCATTCATGGAAGGATATTACGAAAATGTCGATGATGAAACAATTACAGCGTAATGCAGTCATTGAACAGTTGAAAAAGAATGGCATCCACAGTATTGAAGGACAACTGTTAAGTGAAGTGTTGTATACGACATTGCTTAAAACATTGGCGCTTAAACGTGCAGCACAGGATTGAAGGAAGGTGTAGTGAATGGCTGAACGAAATTTCAAAGGATTGATAGTTCGTCATAGAAAATCAGCGGTGTTTTTCGAAAGAGAAACAGACTTGAGTGTTAATGGTTGTGTTTCATATTTTTCGAAAGATAAAACACTTTATATTGAACGAGGCGAACTGAGTAACAAATATACTTTTTCAGTAGATGAATTTAGAGAGTTTGTAGCATACATGGAACAAATTGCGAATGAAGCATGGAATAACTTCAAACCAAAAGAAGCAGATAGTTTGGGCGCTGATTATGCAGATTATTACGATAGAGAATTTGATAGTGAAGGATCTTTATGGTTGGGCAAGTATTACATCAGCTTGGATGGTCCATCTCAACCAAAAACAGACAATCCGATTGTTCGATTGTATAAATTCAACAAACGTAAATTCGAATCATTTATTTATGACTTACAAAAAACACTAGGAGGTAATACGAGATGAAATCAACAGGTATGATTCGCAAAGTAGATAATTTAGGGCGTTTGGTTATTCCAGCAGAACTAAGAAATGTTTTAGGGATTGATAAGTTAGATTCATTAGAAATTTTTACTGATGGCGATAAAATTGTTATTCAAAAATATCAACCAAATGCTGAAATGGAAGAAGTAACAGCAGAATTAGAAAAGTTAGTAGCTGAAGCAAAAAGTCAAAATGCAATCGATGTACTACAACGCGCTATTAAGTTAATTAAGTAGGTGATTCCATGCGTATAGGCTACTCACACGCTGATGTATATGACCGTGAATCAGAATACTGGCAAGACATTGAGGATGCAGAGAATGCCCAAATAGAGGCACAAAAAAACTTGTCAAAGGCGGCAACCGATGACAAGCAGATACAAAAAATAAATCAAAATCAAATCACTGGTATTTTACCACAGGAGGATGCGAAATGACAAAGTTTAATGTTGGGGATAAGGTTGTTCCGATTAGTAAAACAGTAGGGGGCTATGGCCGTCTTGAAGAATCTTGTGCTTGGAATAGAGTGAAATCAAATAAGAAACCGTTTCTATATGTAACAGGTTTCGAAGAAAACGATAAATTTTACATTTGTGGTGTTGAAGAAGGGAGAGGAATAGATTTCTTCAATGAATCTGATTTAATTCCATATAAAAAAGAAACAAAAAATGAGCGTATCACAACATTAGAAAACGAAGTAGCTGAATTAAAGCTAATCGTCCATGAATTACGTGAACGCCCACAGTTAACGACTGTTATAAATAATGCAACACAGGGGCCATCCACAACTAATACTGTGGAGGACATCATCGAATTTGAAGGTAATCAATATTGCAAGGTTGATCGTAAAGCTTGTGAGGGTGATGTGGTTATCATTACAAATGAAGCTGAAGAAACATGTGAAATACAAAAAAATAAACCTTATAAAGTAGATGAACACAATCAAATTGCAGGTTCGACGCATCCTTATCGTTACAAAGTTTATAGAGACCAATATAACCGCACGCCTGAAACAGTAGATGTATACGAACTAATCGAAGGTGGACTGAATCCTCAAATTCCAATAGTGGATGAAATGATTGAACCACTAACACCAAATCAACAACGTGCTGCAATTATTGAGAAGGCGAAGCAGTTTGTAGAGGAAAAACTTAAATTGCTAATTAGTTATGACTTTGTAGTGATTAATAATGGGACGAAATTATATTCTCGTCAACGTTTTCAAGAGTTTAAACTAACTACCACGAAATGCTCACCAAATGACGTATTCAATGAACACATTGGAAAAGCCATTGCACTAGGACGAGCGCTTGGTCTTGATGTGAGTGAATTTGAACAGGCTGCGCAACCTACGGAATTTACTAAAGGACAAATTGTAGTGGGTGGTAGCACATACCGTGAGCCAAGAGAAGTTACTAAAGTGACACATGATGATCATGTGTACCGCAAGCCTATTGGTGGTAATGACTTTGACGATAGTTGGTGTAATGCGAAGTACTTAACAATAATCAACGACACTAACGCTATTTATGGAGGTGTTGAATAATGTTTCTAATCGTTGAATTTAAATACTCAACAGAGCAAGAAGAAAATAAAGTTTCGAAGTTTAATAATCCAAGCCAAATCATCGAA